TGAGCTCATCAGCTCTAACCATGCCGCGGCTTGTATATATTTTATGATTTGGAGTAACTTGTATAAGAGACCCATTTTCAAGCTCTATCTCTAAAAAATATGTATAAGAATTACTTTTAATCAAATTCTTCCATGTGTTGATTACGGGTTTTAACTCTTCCTTGTGTGTAATACAGTTATATGACTTAACTATATCCCCAACTTTAATATCTTGTATTTTTTTGTATCCCTTATCAGTTGTTATGAGTGTATTTGAACGCAAGCATTCATCAACAATAAGCAGGTCAATATCTGCAAGCCATTCTAAGTTACTATTTTTGCTTTGTAAGATACCAAGATTTGAAACAATTACATTTGATGATAAATCTAAATCATCGTCACCTGTCCATTTTGATACACTAAATGGTACACCGTAATCAATAAAATCTTGATAAGTCTGAGACGCAAGTCCTCGATCAGGTACAATAAACAGACATTTAAAATTTTGTTTATTATATGGAGACATATAAAGCTGGTATACTTTTGATATCAATGATGCTGATGTAAGAGTCTTACCCCCTGCTGTAGCTAAAATTATTGTACCTCTACCGTTAAACAAACATGTTTTTACAATCTCTTCCTGGTAGTCTCTTAATTCAAGTTTAAGAGGTAAAATCTCATTTTTAAAATCTAACTGTTGATGCCAACCATGTCTTGCTGGTACAACTTGCTCAAATACACCTTTACTGTATTCAATCTCACCAACGTACTGTACACTAGTTAAGAATTTCTTTATTTCTGTATATAGACAGGGTTCAAACCTTCCTGTCGGTGTGATAGCGTAAGTTCTTGAAGGCATAAAGCGCCCTCGGCGACGCATAAAATGTGCTGCTTCATTTTTTACTGAGAAATGCTCACGTATCTCATCAAACATCTCTCCTGAGATAATACCAAGCTTTTTTTTCTCGTCGTAATCAAACTTTATCATGTCGTTTCAAGCTGCATAATCTTTATGATATTTGATATATCATATGAGCAACTACTTAACGTCTTTTCAGAGCGTTCTAAAAGTTCAACAATTAGCTCAGCATCTTGAATTTGTTTATTAATATCCTGTATTTTACTGTGCTTATCAGCAGTAGCAGCTATAACAGGCTGAGTTAATTTAACAGCACTAGTATGATCAATCTCTGACATAATATCAGATTTAATTTTATCTTTTTGCTTCTTAAGATTATTGATGAGAGACTTAAGACGAATCATTCTACCTGTCCATTTGTGTTTAATAGCAGGTAAACGAAGCTGATAGTCCTTAAGATTTAATTCATTAATCTTAAGATCTTCCTCTAATTCTTTGATATAATCCTCAAGCATTAACATTAAATATAGTATAAGGTACTTAAAAAATCAATGAGCAATTTCAATACACTTGTAGATAGACTTTTAGCTGAAATGGCTGCCAACATTGCAGGAGGCGCTGGCGCGGTAACAGGACCTGTAACATCAGGTAATTATGGAAATCAATTTCCTTCACAAAATGATAATGCTTATGCACCTGGGGACGCAAGAATGCCTGCTATATTAGGTGCTAAGGCGACAGGTAGAAAGAAAAAAGTTAAAGTACCTATTAAACGTAGACGTTTATCAGGTGTGTAATAACTATCTACATGGATAGTGGTCATTGGTTATTGAATGAAGGTGTTGTTATAACAGAAGATACCTTTGGTTTTATTTATTTGATTGTTAATACTGTTAATAATAAGAAATACATCGGTAAGAAGCAATGTACAAGCCGTATAAAACGCAAGCCTCTTAAGGGTAGGAAAAATAGTCGTATTGAACACAAAGAATCTGATTGGAAGACATATACCAGTTCATCTAATGAATTAAATGCGGATATAATAAAGCACGGTAAAGATAAATTTATTTTTAAGATTCTACGTACTTGTAACTCTAAATGGGCGTTAGCTTATTATGAAATAAAAGAACAGCTAGGTGAAGATGTACTTTTAAGAGATGATTATTATAATGGTATATGTAATGTAAGAATAGGAAAAGCTCCAAAACAAGAGCTTGCAAATTATAATTTATAGTGTTATAATGAATTAGTGATTGAGAGTTGTACATTTAATCAGTTTAATCTTAGATTAATAAGTTTTGAGTCAATCTTTAGCACTATAGAGATTGATTTTATTAATGATCTTGCAAAATATCAGCTTCTTACATCGAAGAAAATCACTAAAGATATTAAGAAACTTCTATATCATCACATCTTTCACGGTACTTGTGAATATTTGCTCTCTTTAAAATCAAAAGAACGTATTGTTATTCTTAAATCTATACAATTAGATCTTTCAAATACTCGTATCATACAATATTTTGACAAACAACAAATTGAAAGATACGTTGATAGAGCTGCATTACAGCTGGCTAAACTTCTACCAATAAGCATATATGGTTATGAAAATATTGAATTTAATTTAATCAATCATTTATATACAAAACGTAACGGTGATGTTGTAGAACTCATTGAGCGTATTCGTAATTTTGCTTGGGAGAAAAGCTTTATTAGATCATATTATACATTTGCAAGAGTTAAGAATTTCGTTAAACGTAATGAATTAACATTTCTAAGTGAGAAGTACTTTGAACAACTCAAAACAAAGCAACTTATCTATGTATAGATACTAAATACTTACGATGAAATTTATCGATAAAATTAACAAGGAATGGTCAGTTCTTAATGAAGCAGATGACACATCAGCTGATGCTGCAGCGCCTGATGCTACAGCGCCTGATCCTAATGCACCAGCACCTACCGATAATACCGTAGCGCAAGTTGCTCCTGAGGGTTATGTAGGGCTTGTTAATCTTTTATCAAAAGCAGCTGCAATGACTTTTCCACCAGGTGCTTTGGATGAAATTTATAGAACAGATATTACAGCAGAAAATGCATTTCCAATGCAGACAGCCTTAGAAGCTGCTATTAAACAAAACGAAATGTATGCTGATAATCCTGAAAGATTGGATAATATTAATGTTAAGAAGTTTATCAATAGTATTAATACGGGTAACTTTATAAACAAATATAAGCAGATACTTGCGGCCATGAATAAGCAAGATCCTTACTTAAAGACTGATGTTAACCTTTAAGTCATATATTTTAAAAGAAGGTGGCAATGTATTTACAGATACAGGCCGTATATCTCGTGAAGACGTCGTACCCACAGTACGGCATCTTGAGAGAATTACCGGTCTTCCACTTTTAAATAATATGCTTGGTACAACAGGCAGAGCTGCTGATTCTGGCGATATAGATCTTGTTGTTGATGCAAAAACTATTAGTAAGGCAACCTTGGAGAGTAAATTGCAAGAATTCTGGAAAAAAAATAATAACGATATTATAGGCACAAAAAAATCAGGAGTATCAGTACACTTCTTATCGCCAGTTTGGAATAAAGAAGGTAAGATGACAGGTAATTTTGTACAGGTAGATTTTATGTTCCATGACGATCCTGAGTATCTTAAATTCTTTTATGCAGCTAATGAACAAGTTCCCTTTAAGGGTAGGGATAGAAATATCCTTTTATCAGCTATAGCTAAACATAAAGGACTTACGTTATCGACAAACGGTCTATTCAGTAGAGAAACAAAACAACTCATCTCTAGAGATCCTGATATAATTGCAAAAGCAATTTTTGATAAAAATTCTACTGCTAAAGATTTAAATAATATACAGACAATTACTAAGAAGCTTGTACAAATATATGGCTCTGCTCAGGCGAAGGAAATTGTAAAAGACGCAGAAGTAACAACAGGACATACATTTTTATGATTACATTTAAACAATTTTTAACAGAAGCACCAAAAGAGGGTGATAGAGTAGGTATCCAACATCTTTATTCCCAAAATAAGCCGGAGTTATACTCAATGAGTATAGATAACTTTAAACGCTTTGTTAGCTATTTACAGCAAAACAAGGGAATGATTACACCTGAGAATTCAACTGTAACAGAGAAAGTTGACGGTATGGCTCTTAAGGTTGGCAATGACGAGAATGGATTTTTTGTACGCTCAAGCTATTCAGGTAAAGTATATAAACCTGAAGATTTTATAACTGCTATTAAATATCCACCAGCTCGCCAGGCGTTTATGAATAGCTTTGAACGCATTAAGCATTTAATTAGTCCAATTATCGGTAAGCATAATGTTACTGTTCAACTTGAATGGCTCTATTCACCTAATGCACTCGAAGCAGATCCTAATTCCGGAAAAGTAAGTTTTGTTGTTGCACAATATAATAAGGATAGATTAGGTACTTGGTCGACATTTATTGTTATTAATGTACAAGGAGAAGAGGGTACTAATGCCGCTTCGATCATCAAGAAACTAACATCTATTAATGATAAGGAGGTAAAATTTATTTTACCTAACGTTAATGTTTTTCATTCAATTGATCTTAGACCTGAATTACTAAATGCACAGAAGGCTCTTAGTAATTTAACTAAGATAGAACAGGAACTAACGGAGTTAAAAGATCAAATTGCTATTGGTGGACCTGGTCGCAACAAGCTTGTTCAGCGTAGAAAAGAACTTGAATCTAAGATTAATGAAAAGCTTTTACCTATACAAAAACAGATGTATACAAAGATTGTTAATAATCTTCTTAAGACTGAAGGTCTTCTTGGTGATATTGAGGGATATGTTATTAAGGCTGGCGATCTAATGTTTAAGGTAAATAGTCCGCATTTCATGAGCTCGAAATTTGGAGCTCAAGAAAGAGAAGATGATGAAGAACTTGAAGGCATGACAAGTACTAATGCATTATTAGGAGATGATGATTATTCAGGATACCCAGATCCCATAACAAATAATAAAACAATTTTTGTAGGTGCACCATATGGTGTTGGTGGTGGTGAGGCAGGTGCAGAAAAATTTGGATCATAATATGAGCTTTAAAACACTTGTTGAGAAGATTATTTCTGATATTAAGCCGACAAATACAAAAGCTGTATTTGTTTTTGGTAGAATGAATCCACCTACTCTTGGACATGAATTATTAATAGCAAAAGCTGTTGAAGTAGGAAGACAGGAGAAAGCAGATACCTTTGTAGTTGTTACAAAGACTCAAGATGCAAAAAAGAACCCTATTCCGTATTCAGATAAGATGAAAGCTTTGAATGCTACATTGCCGCAAGTTAATTTTATTGATTCGGATAAAATTAAAACAATCTTTGACGCTGTGCAATTCTTAATTGATAGTGGTTATCAAGATTTAACACTTGTTTGTGGTAGTGACCGTGCAGCTGAGTATGATGCTTTATTTAACAAATATATTAATAATCCAGATCCTGAAAAGCGTTTAAATTTAACAAGCTTTAAGACAGCTGTAGCTGGTGAGAACCGTGATCCAGATAGTGATGATGCGTCGGGAATAAGCGCTACCAAAGCACGTAATTTGGCTAAACTAGGAGATTTTACAGCGTTTAAAAAGATTTTACCTACAGGGATGCCTGAAGATGAGGCAAGAGTTCTTTTTGATGATATAAGAAAGAATTTGAAATAAATTAAGCTTCGAGCATCTTGATCATACCGTAAACAGCTGTCTCAACTTTTTCTTTCGACTGACCACGCATCATTTCTTTGATTTTATTAATCAACGATTCACCGCCCTGATCTATACTCTTATATAGATCGTGCTCTGTTTTTTCTTCTATCTCCATATCGTGATCAATTTGATCTCTAAAATGCTGATAGTCCTTGTAACCAAAAATTGAATTTAAGTCGTCGAAAGCTTGAGTAATCTTTGCAGCCATCCAAGGTTCAAGTTCTTCCTCATCTTTAATAATATCATGTAACATTGATGCCATCTTAACAGTTCTGTAAAGCTGTTGTTTGGCCATATATGCATTTGATTCATGATGTTTGTGCTCACTATCTTCAGGGTATTCACCTTCTTTTGTTTTATTTGTTGGCGCAAATACCATCTCGTCTTCTTCGTGCTCACATGAACATTCATTACTATCACCTGTACATAAACAATCTCTATGTGGTGCTTCGTAATCTTCAGCTTTACCTTCAGATGGACCGTCAACGTTCGGACCAGTACCTGAACCAACATTTTCCTTTAAGAATACTCTGTTAACGTAGAGAGCATTAATATCATCGATAAAATTAAGAGCCATATGTAAATATATTTATTCTTCTGATAAATAATAATATGCAAAGTTTGTTTGAATCGCGCTTCATTGAAGTATTGGAAGAAAAGAATGGACTCAGCCTTTCAATTAAACGAGGTGAAAAATTACCTGTAAGTCGTGGTGGTGGCTTAACAGCTAAAGGTAGAGCGAAATATAATCGTGCGACTGGATCTCATCTTAAAGCACCTGTAACAGGTAAAGTTAAGAAGGGATCAAAGGCTTCAAAGCGTAGAAAGAGTTTTTGTGCTAGAAGTAGAGCCTGGATACCAGCTGGTGGTTGTGCAGGTAAAAATACACGTGGTTGCGCAGCAAGAAGGAGATGGAAATGCTAACTTTCAAGCAATTTCTTACCGAAAAAAAGGTTAAGCGTGATCGTTGTTTACGTAGAGCTGATGCAGTATACGGTAGTAAAACATCAGCTTATAAGTCCGGTGCTGTAGTAAAATGTCGCCAAGGTAAGATCTGGAAAAAGAAATGAAATTCGATAACCTAGTCAATCTTATATTAGAAGGCTTTGAGAAGGAAAAGAAAGAAGGTCTCCATGGCTGGTTTGCACGTAATCATGGTAAGGGATGGGTAGATTGCAAGACGGGTAAACCTTGTGGTAGACAGAAAGGTGAGAAGAGACGCGGGTACCCAGCATGTCGCCCAACAATGGCAATGTGTAACAGTAGTAAGAACAAGAAAAAGAGTTCAAAAAGAATTTCCTGGAAGAAAAAATAATTTTATATGAAAACATTTAAAGACTTTACACAAAGTAGACCTATTCTTGGAGTTACAGAATATATAACAATAGATGGGATTGGATCTGTTGTTGCTAAGATAGATAGTGGTAATGAAGCTTATAATGTACTACACGGTGTAGACATTAAACACAACGGAGATGATACCGTAACCTTTACTACTATTAATGATAAAAAAATTACACTCCCTTGCACTGGCAATATTGATATTAATATTGGTAGTGGTAACATCGAGAGCCGCCCAACGGTTGTATTCGATATTACTTTAAAGAATAAACATTATAAAGATATCACTTTTAGTATAGCTGATCGCGCTGATAATGAACAGCAAATATTAATAGGAGAGCCGTTTATTAAACGGCTCAACGCTTTAGTAGATGTAAAGCAGGGTGTTTAGCTTTTCATATCAGCAACAAAGTTATAAAACTCTGCCCTTGTTGCTGCATCATCAAGGAAGTCACCGGAAAGCTTAGATGTCTTCATCTCGCAACCATCATGCTTTACTCCACGTAAACACGCGCAGGTATGGGTAGCGCTTACTACCACTGCCACACCGTCATTTAATTCGCATACATCATTAATAGCTGTATGAATCTGTACTGTCATCGACTCTTGAATCTGAGGTCTACGAGCATAATGCTCTACAATACGATTAAGCTTTGAAAGACCAATTACTCGACCTTCTTTTGATGGGATATATGCAACGTGCGCAACCCCTGTAAACGCTAAATGGTGATGACTGCACATTGATTTGACAGGAATACCTCCTTGAAATACCATACCATCATACCCGTTACTTGGAAACGATGTAATCTTAGGAGGATTTTCATAACATCCAGCAGCTAGATCATTAACAAATGCTTTAGCTACTCTAAGTGGGGTACCAGAGCTATTAGGATCATTACGCCACTCGAATCCAAGAGCATCGAGGTAAACTTCGTATGCTGCTGCAGCCTTTTCAATAATAGCCCTCTTTTCATCTTCTGTACGTGGATGATTACCGTTAGCTTCTTTAAGCTTAACAACTTTTGTATATTCAGACATAACCATATTATACTAGCAGCTTAATCTAGTTCAACATAAATAATAGCGATGAAGTATGATAAGATCATTTTAGAGAGTTTACAAAAAGTATCTCTTAAGAAAGTGCGTATTAGAGTTGACCCTGCTTCAGTGAACGTTGCTGAGGATTTAACGAAATGTAATGGATATGAAGGGTATGTACTTGCTGAAGATCAAGAACTTACAAAAGTACTTGTTATATCACCTAATTCTGACGGTAGTATGACTGTTATGGATGTACCAAATCAACATTTATCCCAATACGTAAACATTAACGATAACTTAAACGCGCTAAAGGAATTTATTATATTAGCTCTCGATGTTGCAATTGATGAACCTCTTATACAGCAGCTTCATGCTGCTGAATCAATCGACGATGTAGAGTTTTTCCTTAAAGATAGAGGTCTATCGGAAGAAGAGATAGTTCAACTTTATAAATATTATATAGCCAATGAATAATTTTAACGATTTAGCTGAGCTCGTACTCAACGAAGGTACATTAAGTGATTATGTTAATGCTGCAAAACGTGCCGGTAATGCAGCTGCAAAAAAGCCTATAGGTAAAAAAATGGCTAAAGGAGCTATTAAGGGTGTAGCTCAAGTACCAGGTCGAACTATTCAAGGATTAGGTAAATTAGGTCAATTAGCCGGTAAGGTGATTCAAGGTGCTGGTAAAGTATACGGTGCCCTTGGCGGTACGCAAGGTGCAGCTTTAGCGAATAAAGTCGGTGGCGCTGTTTCAAATGTTGGGGGTGCAGTGGCAAGTACCGGTAAAGCAATTACTGGTGCACCTCAAAAAGCAAGTAATACTATTCGTCAATACGGTCAATCGTACGAAAGAGAAAAAGAACAGGAAGTTTTTGTAAGTAAGTACAGAGAAAAACTTAATGATAGATATGGACAAAAATTGATCCCTTCTGTTAAATCAAAGATAAAAGATGCAAAGACGGTTGAAGAAATTGATACGATAATAAAAAAAGGAATGCCATCGATTAGAAGCTCTGATCTCAATAGGATAGCTCAAGATGTGTATAATGAACCGGATAATATAGATCTACAACAAGGTAATACAGTAACGCCTACTACCCAACAAACACCTGCAGTAACTACACAAATACCACAACCTTCAACTCAACCTTCTAAAGCTACGATACCGGCTGTACCTATAACAAAAGGTGCTACACAGACAAAGGCTGGTGTACCCGTTAAGCCGCCAACGAAGAAAGATGAAACAGAAATGAATTTACCATCACATCCATTGCATAGTAAATCACCAGTAAATAGAAGAAGATAATTATGCCATACAATATTCAAAAATCCAAAGCAGGTTACAAAGTTCGTTATAAAAAGAATGGTAAGATGCATACTGTACCAGGTGCTTCCGCATCGAAAGAAAAGGCTAGAAAGCGTATTGCAGCCATAGAAATAAGCAAACACGCGCATGAGAGTTTTGATCAGGTTGTAAATAATTTGCTAAAAATTCTACTCTAATAGTTGATTTATTTTTTACCAAGAATAACTAATAGAGAATATAGGATTTGAGAGAAGGGACGGTAGAGAGTTATTTTTTTTTTATATAATTTTCCTGTTGATTTCTGTTTTTTCCGAGACATACTATCTTTATGAGTTATCAGAGTACTAAACTTATCGAACTTGGATCTTGTGCCTTTAGACAATGGAGAGCTACTTCACATTGTTCAAAAATTCACGGGTATCAATTATTAGCTAAATTTTATTTTTCAGCATCATCACTTGATGAAAAAAACTGGGTTGTTGACTTCGCTAGTCTTAAAACATTAAAGGCTGAACTACAACATCAATTTGATCACACATTATGTGTTGCGAGTGATGATCCATTGCTTGAAATATTTCAACACTTACACAATATGGGAGGATGTGACCTTCGCATTATGGATTCTGTAGGTATTGAAAAGACTGCTGAATTTTGCTTTAAAGCAGCTACAACATGGCTTAAAAATAATTATGGTGATCGGTGTTGGGTTGAAAAAGTTGAAGTATTTGAACATGAAGCAAATTCTGCTATTTACGGCGAACAGCGTCCGGTTACATATTCAACAAGTTATACTACACCGATTCAATCGACATATACAACACCTATAGAAGCTACACCTATTGATGCAGTCAATACTGAACCACAACATCAAGCTACTGAACAAATTTTATATCCTATTGAAACTCCTCCAGCACCGTCATCACCTGACAAGCCAAAAAATGGCCCGGTACCATTACGTAACCCTGTAACATCAGGTTATTCAAATTTCTTTGGCGGTACTAGCTGGGGACGATGAACGCTGAAACACTGCAACAGCAGTATGGCGGTGAAATATCGGATCATTTTAAAATACAAGGTAAATTTGCTCCTGAATTTATTGATTCAATTGTTAATAACAATCAAAAGCTTGGTGACATTTATAATACCCAGGTTAAACCCGTTGGTAGTGTTGCTGTAACAAGATTATCTACAAATTTAAATCCAAGCTCTCTCATTGAAAGAGAGCCTGATCCTCTTATACATCAGCTCCAAGCAACACTATCTAAAGTAGCTGCTGAACATAACCTTATACCAGATAGTAAAGTGAATACTAACTTTACACCTATAATTAAAGATCAATCAAGTGATGATATACATCAAGCTAACGATGCTGTATTACGAGCACTTGAAGAGCTAAAATCTCTTAATGAAATTTAGAGTCTGACGGTCTGTAATCTTTACCGTTAGTTTCCTTTGTATTTGTAACAGGCATAATGCCTTTAAATATATGCGTTACATAACGGCAGAGTTCAGAACGAACGATATGATCCTCAGTTAGCTCTACACAATGTACACCATGTAATTTAGCATCGTCGTTATCGAAAGCCTTATATACAGTATTAAAGCCTGACTTACCGTAAGGTAAGTCTGACTGATCCGGATCACCGCATATAATCATTTTACTAAATTCACCCATACGTGTAAATAAAGTTTGTAATTCACGAATTGTCAAATTTTGACTCTCATCACAACATACGAATTTAACAGCAAAGTGAAGACCTCGTGCAAAATTAATCGGACAGATTGTAATGCGGTTATCCTTATGTAAACGGTGAATTTGTGGCTCAACGATAAGCTCAGAAAACTTCTCATTGAAAGGTGTCATATATACATTAACCTTTTCATTAATATCGCCAGGAAGATAGCCAAGTTTTGAATCAGAGCTTTCAACGGCTGAACGTACAAGTACAATATCTGATACTTTCTTCATATTAAGAAGTTGTAAGCCAAGATACATTGAAAGAATAGTCTTTGATGTACCAGCTGGACCCTTGAGAATCATTAACTTTGTATTCTTATCAAGAAATAAATTTATAATTTCTTTTTGCTTATCTGTCCAAGGAAGCTCTCGAACATTAAGAGTGAAATCAATTTTTTCTCTTTGGGCTACGTATAGTGATGTGTCAGCTGGTTTTTCAACCGAGATGGCACCCGATGGTGGGGCTACTTTCGTAGCCTTCTTCTTTTTCATCTACAATTATTTAATCAATTTGAGCCTTGATTTATGTAAGACAATTAAACATTAAATTATAATTTATTCTATACAATACAGGGTCGAATTATAAATAAGCATATATGGTAGATTATACTAAAAAATATAAAAATGATTATAAAATTATTTGTACATTAATAGTGCACGGATTTTCGACTACACAAATAGCTAAAAAAATAAAATTAAGTTGGCCTACCGTATTGAAGATAGTTCGTATATTTAATGAGTCAAATATATTATCGAAGTTAAAGCAAAACAATAATCACTCTAGAGCTAAAGGATTTAAATCTGTTGCAGGTCACTCACGCGGTAAAACATATGAACAATTATATGGAAGTAAAGCAACAGAAATGAAACAAAAGCGAAGTAAATGGTTGAAGAAAAATAATATTAGAAAATTTGCTAAACGTATTAGTAAACCACAAAGATTATTATATGAAATAGTATTACATAAATTTCCGACCGCTATATTAGATTATGAATTTAAAATTAAAGATGATCATAAAATATACCTTGATATAGCTATACCTGAATTAAAAATAAACATTGAATATGATGGAATGTATTGGCATAAATTAAATCAAAAAACAATAAGAACACCTGATAAAAAAAGAGATAAAATATTAAAACAAGCTGGATGGAAGGTCTATCGCATGCAGTATAATTCGAATCCATCGAAGGAAATGCTTGCAAGCGATTTTTATTCTATTATAATACAGTAATATGGATGAACAAGATTATTTACTTATTAGTGATGATGGACCAGGATTTCTCACAGTAGAAGGGGAAGGTGAACATGTAGGTAAACCCTCAGTTTTTTTGAGATTATTTGGCTGCAACCTTACGTGCAAAGGCTTCTCATCCACGGATTCACCTCACGGGTGCGATTCATATATTTCATGGTCTAAGAAAAATAAATATACATTTGATGAGATGTTTGCTTTTTATGAGCAACACGGTTTTATTGAACACTTACGGTACGGTGCTATACTTAAATTAACAGGCGGTGAACCAATGCTCCGACAGACACCTTTGTTAAACTTTATTAGAAAATTTACTGAGCGGTATAATTTCATACCACGTATTGATTTTGAGACTAATGCTACAATCACACCAGACGCTCGCTGGTTACATCCGAAGGACCACGTTAATGGTATATATGGTGCAACTTTTACTACATCACCAAAACTTATTTCTAACGGTGATCCTGAGGATAAAACATATGTACCTGAAGTTTTGCGCTGGCATGTAAAATATAAATCTGGATTTAAGTTTGTTATTAACCGCTCTGAGGATATTGAAGAAATTTGGCGCAAATATGTTGACGATAAAGAAGGTATCAATATACCACTTAACCGCATCTGGTTTATGCCTTGCTGCGGTTCCCGCGCCGAACATACAGAAAAAGCTGCAACTGTTGCTGAATATGCAAAAGCACTCTGCGTTAATTTTAGCCCACGTCTACAGCTGGTAATTTGGGATAAGGCATTACGAGTTTGATAAATTATTAATTTAAGCTAAATAAAGCATATGCGTATTGCAATCTCCGGTTCAGCTTGTCAGGGTAAGAGTACATTAATTGATGATATTATTAAAAAATGGCCAATGTACAAACGGTCTGAAGAATCGTATCGTACTGCAATTAAAACAGAAAATATACCTCTTAATAAGGACGTTACCGAGGAAGGGCAATGGAAGATTCTAAATTGTCTTTTAGATGATATTCAAAAAACATCTAAAGATGATTTTGTACTTTTCGATCGCTGTGCTTTAGATAATCTTGTATATTCTCTATGGGCTAATGCAAAGGATAACAAGATTATTAGTGATGAGTTTATACAGAAATGTATACCACTCGTTAAAGAAACGATGCATTCATTAGATATCATATTCTTTACACCTATTACTAAATTCTCACCTATTCCAAAAGAAGCACGTGATACACGTAATATAGAGGAAGACTATATTAAAGAGATTGACAATATATTCAAAGCTATTGAATATAGTTATACTCGTACTGGTGCCTCACCATTTTTTCCAGATGAAGATCGGCCACCTATTATTGAAGTATTTGGTACAAGAGAAGAACGTATTGCTATGGTTGAATTTTATATTGATGCAGAAGGTAAAGCGGTTGTAGAGGAAACAAGTGTTTTAGATTCAAAGAATCTCGATCTTATTGCTAAGCTTATGGGTGATCAAAAGGAAGTTCAGTCTGCTGAACTTCAGGAAGAGAAATTCCGTACAAATATTGTACGTGCTAAAACCCTAGGTGATGAAACCGTAGATTAATGCGGTGCCGCGTTGTACGATACAAGTAGTCTTACGTTAATTGGTAACTGTGCTGAAACAATATTAGCTGCACTGACTGTTACTTGTAACCCTGTACCACCGTTAATAGAAGAAATACTACCCTGCGCAATAAATGGTGCTGCAGCATAGTAGGCAGTAGCTTGTGCTACAGTAGTTGCAGCAGGTGATAAAATAAAGTCTGATGGTATAATTTGATTTATACCTAACGGCAACCCATTAAAGAAATTTGTAAATGGGACAATAACACCACTTAAGGAGCCATTAGCTGCAGGCTGTATAGATGCATTGACAGTAGCATCGTATATACCCGTTGAATAACTTGTAAGTGTATTGAGCTGTGTACCATAGCTAGCTGTTGCTGCTTGAAGCTGTGTTGTAACGTAGCTGGACATAGCCGTTAGCTGCGTATTCAGTGTTGCAGATATTGATGTTAATTGGGAATTAAAAGTTGATGAAAGACCTGTAATTTGTGTATTGAGAGTCGTATAAATAGGATTGTTGATATAATCAACACTTGTTGGTATAGCGCTAACAATTAAACCATTAGCAATTGTAAAACTATCGTAGTAGTTAATACCAGGCAGTGGTGGGTTGTATCCTTTCTGTCCACCTGTTGTGTAGTATTGCGAAGCTGTTAATGTTACAGTATTAATACCACCAATAAACGTTGCGTTATTACCGGAAAGGTCTCCCACAACTGTAGCATTACCATTAATATCTGTCTTCACAACATTAAAGTTTTGAAAAGAAATGATCTGCGTACCATTAGTTGTTTGTAATACAAGGTTATCAGTAGCTGTTGCAAGCTGAGCTTGTGGTAAGTTTAAAATACTTACTGTAGTACTATTGGTAGGATTTGTTGCCATCGATAGTATTTATAGTAATATATATGGATTAACCATATGACTGAAAAAATAGGAGTAGGAATAGTTACATGTGATAGGCCGGAGTATTTAAAAAGTTTGATTGCTTCTGTTAATATAGAAGAAACAGGTATCAATACACTTGTCGTCGTTGATGATGGTAATGAAGATACTGCGAAAACAGTATTTGATGGTAATATTATTAAAACATCTGGCAGAACTGGTGTTGGTAAAGCAAAAAATATAGCTCTTAAAGAGTTAGTTGCTAAAGATTGTGATTATTTCTTTATTATTGAGGATGATATGATTATCAAAGATCAATCCGTTTTTAAACAATATATAGAAGCATATAAAGTTTCTGGTATACACCATTTTAATTACGGCCCAGGTTCACCTTTCAATCGTAAGCAAAAGATCCAAGACTTTGATTTACATAATCGTCATTTATTAGATCAGGATACTGAACCAAACCCGAAGATGATTCTGGATTATAAGACCTGTAAAATAGCTCTGTATGAACATACAGTTGCCATGTTTTCATTCTTTACAAGAGAAATTATTAATAAAATCGGGTATATTGATGAACAATTTTATAATGCCTGGGAACACGTGGATCATACATATTGTATTATTAAAGCAGGTTATCACCCTCCTTTTTGGTGGTTTGCAGATTTGGCTAATAGTCATGAGCTGTTAACAGAAGCGCCAGGTGCTATTGATAATTCATCTATTGCGAACCAATCTGAGCAATGGCAAAAAAATGTCTACGGCGGTCGTGAGCTTTATCTTAAAAAACACGGTCATTATCCAAATCAACCACCATATGTAAGTAAGGAAAAGGTTATTGATATTGTTAAACAACTTAAATTAAAAGCAAATGGATAATATTCAACTCGTAGTCAAGCATCACGAAGGTGGCTTTTTTTCAAATTTTAATAAGGTAACTACCTTTTTAAAAGATAATCCCAATGTATGTAGAATAGTCTGGGATTTATACGGTCAGCCATATGGAGCTTTCGCATATAATTGCGGCGAGGTGTTTGGCAAACTCTTTCAAGTATATGACAATAAAAAGTCAATTACAAAAATTATAACACTAGAAGAATATACACAACAAGAATTTACAGGCAATAATGTTAGTAATTACTACAATAGTAATGATAACGAGTGGCGAATTAACCTCAACAAAACATTATCGTATTTTTCACCAAACGAAAAATTAAAACAAAAAATTGATATATTAAACAATACTTTTAAATCTCTTGCAGGCAAAAAAATTATTAGTATTTTAAAAAGAAATGAACGATTAAGGTGTGAGCAAACAAATGGCACTTTACCCTCATTAGAGGATTATTTCAATAATATTGATAAAAATTTCGATGAGGAAACCTATCTTTGCTTAGCTGTAGATAATATATATGATTTAAATAAATTTGTTGAACGGTATAAACGTTGTATATATAATCCTCAAACAAGGCGCACTAATTTTGTAACAGATGAAGAACCACATTTTTTACCCGGCACAGAGGAAGATGCTTTGAACAACTATTTAGAAGTTTATATGCTTTCAAAGGGCCAATACTTTATACACCCAATATCTAACATGGCTACAGCTTCACTTTATTTTAACCCTAATCAAACATCAATCTATATATGAAAATTGCAATACTAGTACCGTCTAGAGAACGAATGAACAGAAGACTAACTCTTCTCACATCAATCATTACTACAGTTAGTGATATTAATAACGTCAATATTTACTTCGGTGTCGATAAAGATGATCCAACACGAGAAATGATATATAAAGTTGCAAGCGCTATTCCTTGTGTAAAAATTGTTGATATTAACAATGATGGTAAGTTTATTGGGCTTGGTAAGATGTGGAATATATGTGTTGATAACTCAACTGAAGAAATCATATCAATGATTGGTGACGATATGGTTTTCCGTACACCAAATTGGGATCTTGAGATAATAAAAGAATTTACTGTAAATGGACCGGTTGATAAAATCAAAGCCGTTCATTGTAATGATGATTGTCATGGAGCAAAGCTCGCTGTAAATCTATTCTGTCATAGAAAATATGCTGAGGTTCTCGGTCGCTTTATGCGCGAAGAATTTAAGATTAATTGGGTAGATCAATGGCTGCACCAGGTATTCAGTGCATTCGATCGATTAGTATATCGCGGTGATATTATGATCGAACATCGTCATTGGGTTCTTGGTAAGGATAAGCGTGATAATACTGCTGAAAGAATGGCAGTCGCCGACGTTAATAAAATTAGTGACAAGCTTTGGTTTGATCTTGTTGATGAGCGTATCAAAGATGTTAAATTGCTTGCAGCTTATCTAAATGTGAAACCTAATTGGAGTGTCGTTGATACACAAGGTAGTACAATAGCTTTAGACTAATGATTAAGATATATACTCACTATAGTGATAGTCACAAAGTGATGTATGATGAGTATTTCAAATCATCACTTCGTAAAATTTACAGTGAAGATGATATCGGTATAAGAGGTGCGTATCATAAACAAACAACAAAAGATGGATTGTTCATGTCACAGGGTTGGCTTGAGTCAATGGATATCAAGCTCGATATTATATTATTAGCGTTAGAGGAAAATAAAAATAATTGGTTTATTTTTGCAGATTGTGACATACAATTCTTTAAACCTTTCTTAGAAGATATAAAATTAGAGCTCAATGATGTAGATTTAGTATGTCAGAATGACTGTGATTCATTATGTGCTGGTTTTTTTGCATGTAAAAGCAACGATAATACACAACAGTTATTTAAAAAGATAAAACAAAACTTTAGATATCTTGTGAACGATCAAGTCGCAATGAATGAATATAAAAATATTGTTAAATACAAACTACTTGATAAAGAAAAATATTTTACAATAGGTAATTTTTTTAACAATAATGATGGGACACATATATGGGATAATGTAACACCTATCGTACCACCTTCAAATATAATTCTACATCATGCTAATTATGTAAAGGGTACATCGAATAAACTTAAGTTAATGCAGCTTATTAAAGATAGTATATGAAAATCTGGTTCGATAGATCAAATCTTGACTTTTCTTCTTTTGTTTCTGAGCAATTTTTATTAACACCGTTTTTTGATAAACGTATTATTAAAGAAAATAAAGATTTTAAAAATGCTGAATATTGGATACAATCGATTTCATTCTTTATACAAGAAGCAGATATTGAAGATGCTGATGTTTTAGTTTATCATAATAAACTCGATACTGATATTAGTAATACTATTCAATTGGCAAATCAATATAACAAGCCGATCTTGGCTTTTTATAACGATGATAATGATAGACCGGCAGCGCTTCCGAAGTGTGTAAATTTATATCGTACATCTCTTTATAAGAGCAAACAAAAAGATAACGAATATTCATTTCCTGCTTGGAGTGAAGATTTTGGTACACAGGAGAGACTATCTTTGAGACCAAAAAATATTAAACCTACAGTAAGTTTTTGTGGAGCTTTTACACATCATATACGACAGAAAGCTATAACACAACTTAAAAAAAATTCCGATATTGAAACGAGTTTTATAATAAGAAATAATTTTTGGGGAGGTCGTATACACGATCTACAGTTACGCGAGGATTATATTGACAATATTAATACAAGCGATCTTGTATTATGTTGTAGAGGTGCAGGTAATTTTTCTTATCGTTTGTATGAAACAATATCTCTAGGTCGTGTACCAGTCATTGTAGACACAGATATCGTATTACCGTGCGAGGATATGATTGATTGGGATTCAATTTGCATCCGAGTTAAAAATATTGAAGACATTAATAACAGTATTAATAATTTTTGGAATAAAATTTCATACAATGAATATATATCAATGCAGAGTAGAATAAGGCAAACATACGAGCAGTTTATTTGCCCTCCTGGCTTTACTAGATATTTGTTGTTAAAATACACTCAATGAGTATATTCATTCAATATGATCAATGGGGAAGAATGGGAAATAGAATGTTTCAATATGCGTTCGGTCATATCTTAGCAACATTAAAAAACTGTGAAGTATATTCTGATGATATACCGAATTTTAATATTATAGGTAAGACAACCACTCTACAGCCTATAAATCCCATCTATACTAAAAACTACGGTGATAATTATGTTGATCTTAATGAACTTCTAGAAACAGATCGTGATATAGTAATAAACAGCTTTCTTCAACGTGCGGAGTATTATATTGAATATAGAGATGTGTTACGTAACTTATTCGTAAGACCAAGCACTATCCAAAATACGAATAAATTAATCGTACATATACGCGAAACAGACTACACACAAATTAATGCTTTCTTAGGTTATGAATTCTATTTGAATTTAATAAAAAGTACTAATTATAGTGATATTATTATAGTAACGGATAATTCAAACTGTGAAACCGTGCAGCGTTTATTGAGTGAAGGTTGTAAGCTAAATTCTGAAGGGTATGTGAGTAAATTTGAACATACTTGCGATGATAGGGGAATGTACGACTTTAAAACATTATTAGAAAGCGAAAACATTGCTATATCACAATCTTCATACTCGTGGATGGCAGCGTTTCTTGGTGATCATAAGCGAATAATATTTCCATTTAGTAGAGAACGAGGACTATGGTTTATTGAACCTTCGTCGAAAGATGTTGACTTATATTTTAACTTTGGCTTTTCAGAAAAATTTATATTATAATACCACAATGGTTTACGATTTCAAACTACTACGACCACAAGCAAAATACCCGGTATATCCACCATACCACGTAGGTGATTATCTTGAAGAATATTTCTATAAGTTTTATATTAAGCAAAAGCAAGAGTTTGATAAAACAGGATACACATATATACCAATTTTTTGGACTAATGTTTATAATAATAATGAAAATAGACATCTTATACAGCATTATCTAAACGCATTACCATCAGCAAAGTATTTTACTGTTTCACAACACGATGATGCCGTAACAGAACGTTTACCAGAAGGTACAATAAGCTTTGAAGCTGGTGGTAATAAAAACGGCATACCTATTCCTCTTGTATGTTCGAGGTTAAATGAGCAGGAGATTACACATGAAAAAAATATTTTATGTTCATTTGTAGGTTCGGTAATTCCCGGTTCTTTACGAGAGCAAATATACCATCAACTTAAAGATGATAAGGATATATACTTTTCACCACAAAATTGGACAAGTCAAGTACAACCTTCACGATTAAAAGAATTTATTAATATTACAAAACAGTCTATATTCACACTTTGCCCACGTGGATATGGTGCTCAGAGTTTTAGATTATATGAAGTTATGCAGCTTGGATCCATACCTATTATAATATATGATAAAGAATGGTTTCCGTTTAGTGACGAGATTAACTGGAGTGAGTTTAGTGTTCTAATACATATATCAGAACTCTCTAATATTAAAACTATTATCAAAGGTATTAATAATAACCAGATACAACAAATGCTCGAAGTAGGTAAATCCATTTACAATAATTACTTTACACTTAATGCTGTATCTAAGCAAATATTGAGAATATTACAGACAAAGTAATTTTATATTTATGACAAAATTTAACAACGTTTCATTTTCACAAGCTATGAAAAATAGTAGTGGTTATACATCTTTAAAAGAAAAAGAAAAATGGAATATTCTTGAAAATTTATATAACTGCGACCACGATACAGGTATACAAAAGATACCGAAGATAATACACCAAGTATGGCTCGGTAGTACACCACCTCCGGTGATAGTAGAATTAGTTGAGTCTATTAAAGCAACTAATCCGTCCTTTAAACATATACTATGGACTGATAAGGATGTTCAAACACTTAAATTTAAAAATAAAGAAATATTTGATAAATGTACTAACTTTGGACAAAAATCAGATATTTTAAGATACGCCTTACTTGAGCAGTTTGGTGGTATTTATCTCGATACAGATTTTGTTGGTGTTAAGTCATTTGAATCACTATTACATTTAGATTTTTTTACAGGTATTGCTTATGATAGTGAACCTACAATGTTTAATGGTTTGATAGGTAGTACAAGGGATAACGCTCTCATTAAATCGCTTAACGATATTGTCATGTCTAATATTCAAGATAGCAGACAATGTGAGCATGTGTTTAATACAACAGGGCCTTGGTACATGGGTAATAAATTTTTTAACGAATATAAAAATGTGGAAGCAATTGTTGCATTACCAGTTTCATTCTTTTATGCATATCCAAATTTTGCTCGTGATCAGATAAAAGGCTCATCATATAATAATTACATAGAAAATGAAAGTATCTGTGTACATCTATGGCACTCATCATGGATGTAGAAAATTTTATATCCGGTGAGAGGTTTCAAGCTTTAGCTGACATTAGCTTTATACCTATTGGTAATAATAACGGTGAAAGTGAATGCGGCTTTGTAAGAGATCAGCAGCGTAATAATAATTATAATGTTTTTTATTACGATAGTAATACTACAGTATTACCAGATATGTCAAATATTAAAAAGATATTTGTCAATACATGGACGTTAGATAAATTTTTTAATACCATCTTTCCGTTGTTAAAGGGACAATATATCTTTATATCACATAATTCAGATCTTGGATTTGCAGAGAGGCATCTAAGCTTTTTAAATGATGATAGGGTAATAAAGTGGTTTAGTCAAAATGTGTACTTTATACATGAGAAGTTAATATCTTTACCGATTGGTCTTGGTAATCAACAATACCCGCACGGAAACGTTACACTAATAAAGCATATTATGGAAACAAATATCAACAAAGAGATTCTTGTTTTCAAAAATTTTGATATTAATACAAATTTTTCTGAACGATCAATGATTGATCAAATTACGACAAAAAACAATATACTAATGTCACCTCACTGTAACCAGCAAGATTACTTCGTAAAACTAGCTCAAAGTATGTTTGTTATTAGTCCACCTGGTAACGGCGTCGATTGTCATCGAGTTTGGGAATGTTTGTATTTTAAAACTATACCAGTTGTAAAACGACACCCGTGTTTTAATCAGTATAGTGACTTACCAATTTTGTTTATTGATGATTGGAATACCGTAACAGAGGATTTTCTACTCGCAAATTTAAAGCAGTTTAATGTAGCAGATATTCAACAATTACACCTAGATTATTGGAAGAGCTTGATATAAAATAAAACTAATGTTGGTACTATCACATGACAAGATCGTTGAGTTATATGAGCAATTTGTAAAAGTTAATTACACATCAGACTTTACAAATAGATATAATCCTCTACCTATACATAAGAACAATAAAAAATGGAAATGGGATGGAAAAGATTTTCCACGCGTTATCTCGCTTTTAGAATTTGAAAGATATATTGAAAAATATAATTTTCAAATTAATGATTTATTAATCTTTAATGGTGAAGATGATCCAGAGATTGAGTATCTAGGTAATAGAATTAAGACGTTACATAATTTCGATTATATGGCTGATACTGTTAATTATGATTTACACCAGTTAAAGCTTCCTCGTACAGATTATGATTTTGTTTGTCTACACCAAACACTTGAGCATATCTATAATCCTTATCAATGCCTAACTAATATCCACAACCATATGAAAGAAGGTGGTTATCTTTATATTAACGTCCCGGCGTGTAACGCTCCTCATAGTGAACCGTTTCATCACTTTACCGGATTTACTCCTATGGGATTAGTTGCAGTATCTTATCAAGCAGGTTTCAAAATATGTGAGGCAGGTCAGTGGGGTAATGCAGAATACCTTGTCAAATTGTGGACGCGTAACCCGGGATGGTCCGACTATAATCAATTATCAAATCCTGGAATTAATGAAATTCATAACCCTGTTATAACATGGATACTACTACAAAAATAATATATGTACGGTCTTTTATGCGTTGATGATATTGAAATTGTCGGGCATAGTCTTTTTAATAATTTTAGACTAGCATTATATAATTATCTTGGAAGAGAATTTATAAAAAATGTAACTTCTATAAATGATCTTAACGATATAACACATTTAATTATTGTTGATGAACATCACATACCTTGTGTAGCGATTTGGAAGAACGATGCATTTATAAATCAACTTAATAATCTGAATATTAAAACATTAGTATTTAATTTTGAGAAAATCTTTAGTTCAAGTTTTCCATGGAACGCCGATCATCAGCGAAAACTTGAATCGATTAATAATCTCGTACAACTAGTAAGTGATATAGATGACGCTGCAATTTTAGGTCATACCGCAATAAACAAACAATTTCTTTCGAAGGATACCTATTTACAAGCTGCAAATGTAGAAAAATTAGATAGAATATTATTCATCGGTCAGGTAAACGAATATTATCCTACACGTAGACAAGTATTAGAAAGTGCACGTAGTTCAGACTTACCTATAGATATTATTGTGTCAGATCGCAGATATACCTATAATGAATTTTTAACAAAATTAAATCAATATAAATTTATACTGAACCCACTCGGTACTGGTAAGTTTTTAAACTTACGTTTTTATGAGGCATTAAAACTCGGCTGTATACCGATACAGCAAATAACTCAGGAAATGACTTACCTGTACCCAGAATTGAGTCAATCGATTAATTTTATAGAGTTTAGTGATATTACACAAGAATCTCTCTTATTCAATCCACAAGGGGCAGAAATATACCTTGAAGATTATTTTAATACTTTGCAATTAAAAAAGCATTTTGATATATAATATATACTAAACTAGATATATTATGCAGCAACCTCCTGAATTCACAGTCTCATATTTTTCAAATATACAAGATCAAAGTAATCTCTTTTATGTAGATATTGGCGCCAACGATGGTGTAACACGGTCTAATACTATTATACTCGAAAAACAGTATAATTGGAAAGGTGTATGTATTGAAGCACATCCAACGATGTTTAAGCAACTTCAAGCCAATAGAGGCTGTACCTGTCTTGAATACGCAATCTCTGATAAAGAAGGTGAATTAGATTTTTTAACTATCGAAGGTTCGTGGGAAGCTAATATGTTAAGCGGGCTTGTTGATAATTATGATCCTAGACATAGAGAAAGAGTTAACGCCGAGCACTTGCGGTATGGTGGTACATCCTCAACAGTTAAAGTAAAGTGTAAAACATTGCAACAAATTCTTAATGATGAAAAAATCACAAAAATTGATTATTTGTCAATCGATACAGAAGGTTCAGAGTTACCGATTTTAAGAAGTGTTGATTTTGATAAAACAGAAATTGATCTGATAAGCGTTGAAATTAATTATGAGCCTGATTTAATAGATGAGCTTTTAATAAAGCATGGCTATAAGTTTATTACAAAAGTCGCTTGTGACGCTTTTTATTCAAAAAAATAATATTTAAAAAGTAAAAATCAAACTTGAATAATACAATCATACATTATACAATCATAGTATGATTATTAATGTACCTATCTACGACGGCGACCTCATTCACTCACGCTTTGCTTATAAGCATTTTCGTAAAAATACCCTTCCAATTGGAAATATTGTAGCATTTCGAGCCCCTATGAAAGTAGAAGCTGAAGGAATGATTGATAATGAAGATATTCTGAATGCTGACTATATCTATAGTGATGATGCTATTAACTTTTGCTGGGAGATTCCTAACTTAGATCCTTTCGGCGCTGTCGCGTTCCAACGACTTCTTAATACACAGATTGCCAATATCCTTAGTGCTAAGTATCTTAAAGCTCCGATTGAGGTAGATGGTGATGATCTTATGGTACATAAAGAGCACAATCAAGGTGGTGTAACACAAATGAAAGGTAAGTGTAGTGTGAGTATTACGTATTCAAAAAATAATGTAGCTCTTGGTCACACTGGCATTAATATCGAAGCAGGTAAGAAAGCACCGGCATTTGCTTTCTCAACTAAACTCGGTGATTCCGAGACAGAGCAGTTTATGAAAGACGTTATTGAAGTCTTTTATGGAATGGTTGAAGATATCTTTCTTGCGTCCTGTAAGATTACAATAGCATAATTTTATAAAAATATTATCACCCATAGCATAAATAATATTATGGGTGATAATTATTATGGTTTTATATATCTCTGGGAAAATACGCACCCGAAAGCAATTATACATAAAAAATATATTGGTCAACATATAGGTACAGTCGATGACGGTTATATTGGGTCTGGCGCTATCTTTATAAAAAGATTCTATAATAAGAAATATAGAGGATGTTGGAAAAGAAAGATATTACAATACTGTAATGATGTAGATGCATTAAATGCTGCCGAAAAAAACTGGATTTTATCTAGTAATGCACTAGTCGATCCTGTATACTGTAATATAAGAGAAGGAGGTAAAAACGGTAAATTAGGTAAACATACACGTAGGAAACTGTCAGAGAGTCTAAAGGGTAGATCTGCTTGGAATAAAGGTAAAAAAGGAGAATATAAGCAAAGTCAGCAGACGATTTTGAACCGCGTTACTGCGCGAGCAGATAACATGTTGAAATTATATGAAAAAGACAATAAGCAGATTTTGAAGTATCTCAAACAAAACAAATGGGTAAAAGCTGCTGAGATACCAGAAATTCTTAATAGAAGTTGTACCGCCTCTGTTTATAAAAAACGAATTAAAATACTAATAGAGCAAAATAAAATTAAAATGTATAGCTTTGGCTATAATGATATACGATACGTTCAACCTAATTTTTCTTTTGAAAGCATTATTTTAAATTTAATTACAGTGAATAAAAGCCAAACTGCGCGCGATATTTGTAATAAACTGTGTACACAATTTAATATTAATAATGGAAAATATAAAGTACAGGGTATATTGCAACAATTACAGAAACAAAATAAAATTAAACAATACAGAGAATACCGTAAAAATTATTACTGTTTAATTGATAGCAATATAGATAGCAATTATAATCCATATACAATATGACGATATTTGATTTTATATCAAGTGTTCTCTTTACTAAAAAGAAAACTTGTTTAAATACTGTCGATGAAGAAGGAGAATTCTCACCATTTATGCTCAACCGATGGTGTAGTATGTATTCACCATCGGTTGCGACGTTTAGTAACATAATAAACAAGTATCTTGGCATCTTTGATGAAAAGAAAGAGTTATATAATTTGTTTGTTGCAGTAATGCCTAAGGTATCTTCACGTCGTATTTCATATATTAAGAAAACTAAAGATGAAAAAAAGAAAGAAGAGAACAATGATATAAAAATGATAGCAAGTAATTTAGAACTTTCTCAAAGAGAAATTAATCATTACATTGCATTTAAAGAAAGTCTATCTAATTAAACGTATATGGTTGCTGATATTGATATGCTAGGTCCTTTACCGAAAAGCTTAATTGACTTTTCTGCACTTCCGAAGAATTCATTTAATTCTGTATTCTACGGTTATAACTTAAAACAAGTACTTGATGATATTCTTCTTTGTACATTTGTTGATGAGACAGAAGATGGTTCAAGTATTATACGCAACGGGCTTCATGTACCTGTTAATACTGATACAAAAGCATGGAGAATTGGTGAAGTAATTCTAGCGGGACCTAATGTAAAATATGCAAAGGTTGGCGATTATGTTTGCTTTCCTAACAATCTTGGTATACCAGTTGCAAATATTGATATTGATAATTACGGAACTCTTAAGAAAGGTATATTTTTAAATGAGCAGCGTATTTTCGGTATTTGCTCACTAAGAGGAGATGATAATGAAAGCGTCGCTGCCAACCTTAAAAAGTCTACTACTAAACAACGTCGTCGAAATTAAGTTTAATCGTCGTCGTCCAAAAGTAAATTCTTCTTTAACAAGAAGAATGCTTTGCACGAACTCGCTTGCCCTCCTTAATAGTCCCGAAGGTCGTCTAGCTCTTAACTATAAGCGAGCTACTAGAGTACCGAAATTTGACCCTACCTCAAAAGACTTAATAATAACATGGGATATCTTTATGCAGGACTATCGATGTGTTAATATGGTAGCTTGCGATCTTATTCAAATAATACCTGCAAATCAAACGTTTTGGAAATACTTTAATGAAAAGCTTGCTACCCTATCAGCAGCGCAAAAAATAAGCTTAATGAACTCATGACATCTATAGAAGAAATAGAACAAATTATAAAACCTTTACATCTCTTGAAAGTAACATTTTCAATTGATAATAAAGTTATCAAGCAAGGTAAATTACAGCTCTTTTGTATTAAAGATTTTTTCTGTATATTTATACTTCTTGGATTAGAAAAAGAAAATAAGAAAATATTATACGAACTTCCATACCCATTTGGTATTACCGCTAGAGACAATATTGTTGAATTTGACTATACTCTCGATGCGTTTTGTTTATCCAACAATAGTATAAAGGAACAGACTAATGCAATTAAATTACTCAAGACGTCAAAATTTTTTAATAAAAAGGTTATTGCAAGCTTCAGCTGAGCCATTATACTGTATATGTGCTAACAAGTCTCATTTCGCAATTTCCAGATGGGTTTACACCTAGTAAACTACAAGTCGATGTAATTAATAGAATAGATAAAGCCTTTAGTAGCGGTAAAAAGTTTGTTATTTGCTGTGCACCTACTGGGTCGGGTAAAAGCTTTATAGCCAAAACACTTGCTAATATAGGTAAAGAACCAAGTGATACATTTACACAACTAATTCGTAGCTATGATGCCTTTAAGATGGACTTTGAAGGCAATTATTTGTATGAACAAGAATGCAAAGATGAACCTTCTTCCGGTACATTTACTCTCACAATAACTAAATCTTTACAGGATCAGTATCAAGAATTATTCAACGATAATACCACTCTCAAGGGAAAGACAAACTATACCTGTGATATTGACAATAACTATGATGTTGAGTTAGCACCTTGTACTTTTTCACCTGCATTAAGAGACTCTTGCTGGAGCGAAAACAGATGCCCTTATTATACGGCAAGAAACGAAGCCCTATTATCAAAATCTTCTGTTTTAAATTATAAGATGTTTTTGTCGTTGCCAGGTCATGTTAAGCGTAAAAACTTTTTGATCTGTGACGAAGCATCGGAGCTTGAAGATGAACTTATACGACAATTCTCAGTTGAAATAAACTACGATAAATTATCACAGAATGGAATACCGTGTGAGGTTCTCGTGACTGATAATAACAATAGAGCGCTAGTATGGATTAATAATCTTATTGAAAATGTAACTAATGAACTAAGTGTATTTCTCAATAAAACTAGTAAGAGACAAAAACAGATAACCCAAGCAGAAAAAATAAAATATCAATTTTTAAAGAATATTCATCGTTCATTAACTATTATTAGCGCACACTGGCAGGGTTGTGAGTTTGTTGTAGATATAGATTCCAAGCGTGTCATCTTAACACCTTTAAGAGCTAATACACTTTCAAAGTATATTTTTAATTATGGTGAAAGAATTGTATTAATGTCAGCGACAATTATTGATCATAAACATTTTGCTAAATCACTTGGTATAACTGATTATGAATATGTTGAAGTAGATAGTACGTTTGACCCTGAAAAATCACCAATCTATATTTCATCAAAATATAAACCTAGTTATAATACATTACAGAGTATGTTACCAGGTATGTGTGAGCAGATTAAACAAATTGCTGAACATCATAAAGATGATAAGGGTATCATCCATACCCATACAAATATCATTACAACTTTTATAAAAGAGAGACTAGGTAACGATCGATATCTTTATAGGGATACAAACTCTACTAACGAAGATATTCTTCAATTACATTGTATAAGTGATAAGCCTACAGTATTAGTTTCACCATCTCTTGTTTATGGTATAGATCTTAAAGATGATTTGGCGCGTTTTCAAATAATTGTAAAACTACCTTTTCTTTCGCTAGGATCAAAGAGAATTAAAAAATTATTTGAACTTGACAAAGAATGGTATGAGAATAAAATGCTTAACTCCGTTGTACAAGCATCAGGCCGTGCTACTCGTAATAAGAATGATTTCTCTACTACATATATTCTTGATGGTAATTTTATAAACGTTGTAAAGAGAGCGAAATCTAAGCTTCCTAAATATTTTATCGATCGTATTCATTGATAAATAAATATAGGAGGATTTCATATTAAAAATCAAACATATCACTTTGAGATAAAAGATCTAATAACGCAATTTGTAACTGCGTTTGATGATGTAATAATTAATAGATACGATAATAATAGAGTCGTACAAAATAAAGTACAGGTACGATATGTTTATGCTCCTAAACAGCGTGTACTATACGATTTAGTTAATTTAGCACAAAATATAACTGTGCCTGTAATCTCTATCAGTATAGGCAATATAAGCCGAGACGAGTCACGAGTATTCAATAAAATTAACGGCTACTACTTTGCAACTGGAACAAATGATACAAATCAAGGATCTTCATCTATTCACTATAACAGCCCGGTACCTGTTAATATTTCAATAAACATGTCCATCATGACTAAGTTTCAATCTGATATGGACCAGATTTTATCAAATTTTATACCGTATAACAATCCATATATTATACTTTCATGGAAGGTTCCTACTGATTTATCACCTCAGGGATTTTCTATACCACAAGAGATACGTAGTGAGGTGCTATGGAGCGGTGATGTTAATTTATCCTATCCTACTGATATACAACCGACTGAGAAGTATAAAATTGTCGGCGACACAGCCTTTACAATTAAGGGCTGGTTATTTCCTGCTACTCAAAATCCTGTTGGTAATGTTTTCTACATTGATAGTAACTTCTATGCAACTGAATTATTAACATCTGTTAATCAGCTTACCGCTACCGAATTTACAACGGTTGATACAGTTTCAACATATGCATATCCACAGATTATAGGACCAATAGCATATACATCATCAAATGCTAATACGAATACGTATTTATAATTGGTAATATAATAAATAGGTATTAAGTAATAGTGTTGACCTATGGTAGATTCAAATAGAGAAAGTACTTTTGGACGGGAGTTGATGAAATATGTATCATCTAAACTCCCATACCAATCTTATGATGTTAATGATAAGATTAAAGCATTAAATCCGAAATACGAAGTCTTCTACGGTAAAGGTACAGATAGAATAGGGGCGCTTACACGACAGTCAGTATCATCATCGATCTCGATGACTGATGATCAATATGCAAGTATTTTGCAAAATAAAGATTATCATGATTTCATGTATGCTAATATCCAGCCAGATAAAGGTCGTCGTCTCATGGACTACCGAGTCATGGCTGCATATTCTGAAGTTGCTGATGCATTGGATGAAATTTGTGATGAATTTATTAATAAAGATGATCAGGGTGAAATCGTTAAATTAAGTTTTGTTGATACAGGTTTATCCGAAATACAAAAAAATAAAATTAAAAAAGAATTTCAAAAATATATTAGCTATTTTGATCTTGAGCATAAAGGGTGGGAGTATGTGCGTCAGATGCTTGTTGATGCTGAAATATACTGGGAACATATAATTCACAAAAACCATCCTAAAGAAGGTATACTTGGTGTTATTTCAATTCCTTCAGATGTCATTGATCCTGTATTTGAGAATGTACAGAATATGATCGTAAAAGGATACTTACTCCGTAAGCCAATTTACGATGCAAAGAATCCTGGTAAGATAGCAAGAACAGAATTAATACCAATGGATATTAATCAGGTGACTTATATTAATTCTGGTATTTGGAATGAAAATAAAAATCTACGACTTCCATTTATTGAGAATGCACGTCGTGCGTATCGTCAACTAAGCTTAATTGAAGATGCAATTGTCATATACCGTCTTGTACGTGCCCCTGAGCGTTTGGTCTTTAACGTAGATGTAGGTAATATGGCTCCGCCTAAAGCAGAGGCCTACCTCCGTAAATTAATGACTAACTATTGGTCAAAGCGTACATACGATGCAAATCAAGGTGCTACAGTACAGAAATTTAATCCACAATCCATGCTTGATAGCTTTTGGTTTGCCAAGCGTCAGGGATCAGAAGGTACCTCTGTGACACAGCTTGCAGGCGGTGCAAACCTCGGTGAATTAACCGATTTAATGTATTTTGTTAAGAAGCTCTACAAATCATTAAAAGTACCCTCAACGCGCTTAAATCCTGAAGATCCATATAAAGATGGTGCTGACATTCTTAGAGAGGAGCTTAAATTTGCACGATTTGTTATTCGTCAACAACAACGCTTTGCATCAGGATTAAAGGGTGGATTTATTACACATCTTAAGTTGAAAGGTATCTATGAGGAGATGAAACTCAGAGACGCTCATATTGATCTAACATTCAACGTACCTACAAACTTTTATGAGTTACGTGAGCAACAGAAATTTCAACTAAGAGCTGAAAACTTTAATAGTATTACACAAAGTGACTTTGTTTCAAAAACATACGCACAAAAGAAATATCTTGGATGGACGGATTCAGAAGTTATGGCTAATCGAGAGTTCTTACGTAAAGATAAAGAGCTTTTATGGGAACTTTCACAGATCGAAAACACTGGACCTGATTGGCGTGAAGCTGGTTCATTGGCTAGTGGTGGTGGTGGTGCAGCTCCTATTGGAGGTAGTGCACCAGGTGGCGAAGGTGCTCCGCCAGCCTTTGGACCGGCACCAACTGGCGGTGAAGAAGCTCCACCTGAGGAAGCAGGTGTCCCTGAAACAACTGGAGCCGCTGCCCCAGCTCCTGAGACTCCTACAGCTTAAGCTCCTGTAGCTTAATAAATAATAGTATGGATTGTTCCGCCGTATTACCAGTATCAGCTTTTCAGAGTACTAATCTAACAAGTAAGATACAATCATTTAGTCGTCTTGGTGATCGTATAACACGTTCGCTCGGTGCACCAATGATCAATATTGAAATACATCAAGATCAGTTATTTGAATTCATTTCAATAGCTTGTGAGATGTTTACTAAATTCGCAGGTTATACAGAGGAATATTTGGTATTCAATTCTGATCTATATAAAGATGGTGTTGGTATAAAATTAGACGATCTATTCAGTGTAACACCATACTTCAACCGTACAAACGTACCGTCAGCTACTGTTTACGCTGCCACGTCATCGATACCAGCTAGCTTCTTTAGTGCATCACCAGCTCTCTCTAGTGTATATACAACTGGTATTTTCCAGAATCAAATTCTCACGACAACAGCTTATTTAAGTGTTATCAACTATAATAGTACTGTTGCCAATCTCTTTACACCATCAAGCAATAGTCAGCTACAAACAGTTAATAGCTTTGATTATGATGTAATGGATTATAGAAAAGTTATTGATATTTTTAATTTTGAAGAAGGTACATCGGATGGTGTCAATACTCTATTCACAATTGAGCAAACCTTAGCACAACAAACATACTTTAGTTATGCGATGGGTAATTATGGATTTGATCTTATTAGTTGGTACACTTTAAAGAATTGGTTAGAGGTCAGAGAGAAAATGTTAGCAATTCGTCGTTCATTTACTTTTGATGACAGAACACAGACTCTAGTTTTTTACCCACCACCACGTACTCCAGGATCAGGTAGTCATTTTTGGGGAACGGTAGCTTGCTATGTTGAGAGACCTCTTCGAGATGTAATTAAAGAACAGTGGGTGTTTCAATATGCCTTAGCGTTATGTAAAATTGCTGTTGGTAGTGTACGTGGCAAGTATGCCAATACTTCGCTATTTGGTGGCGGTACAATTAATTATAATGACTTTCTAAATCAAGGTTTAGACGAGAAAAAACAGCTTGAAGATAAATTATTCTCCGGTGCCGCAACAGGCTTTGGTGATGGTGCGCCACCAATGTTCTTCATTGGCTAATTATGATCCCTCTAAACGGTAAAGGTAAATTCAAGCAAGGCATCTTTAATCCAAAAAATAAATCAAAATATATTGGTAAGGAATTACCTGTATATCGATCTGGCTGGGAGTTAAAATTTTTTCGATGGGCAGATGATAACCCTAATGTTGTAGAATGGGCATCAGAAGCTGTTATTATACCTTACGTAAGCCCTTTAGATCATAAGGTACACCGTTACTATACTGATGGTGTTGTAGCGATAAAAGAAAGCAATATAATAAAAAAATACATCATAGAAATTAAACCAAGTGGTCAAACTATTGCACCTGTAAAAGGTAGAAAGCGTATGTCGACAATGGTTTACGAAACCGCACGCTTTGCACAGAATCAAGCAAAATGGGAGGCTGCTAGAAAGTGGTGTCAGAAATATGGTTATAGCTTTTTAATTTTAACAGAAAAAGAGTTAGGTATAGATAAATAACTATTCGGACAATAAATATCTTTATGTCACTTAGATTACTAGTTGAAACACCGGCCTCAGAAGAGCAGTTCGAATATATCGAAGAGCAAAAAAATATAAAGGGCCAGTCAATCATGAAAATTCGTGGACCTTATATGGCTTGCGAAGAAGTTAATAAGAACAAAAGAATCTATACAGAGTCTGATATGGAGCGTGAAGTTAATCGTTACGTTCAGGAAATGGTTATACCAAAGCGCGCGTTAGGTGAATTAAATCATCCTGCTTCAGCAGAAGTTGATCTTGAAAGAGCCTGTCATATGGTTACTTCCTTACGTAAGGATGGTAATATTATTATTGGTGAATCAATTGTATTATCAACACCTGTTGGTCAGATTGTACGATCACTTATTAACGACGGTGTTAAGGTTGGTATGTCAAGTCGTGCCCTTGGTCAGCTTGAAGAGCAGTCTGATGGTATTAATCGTGTAAACGAAATGCGTCTTATTGCTGTTGATTGTGTTGCTGATCCGAGTTGCCCTAAAGCTTTTGTTAACGGTATTCTTGAATCAAAACAATATGTTCTTGGTATGGACGGCAAACTTGAAGAAGTATATGAATCTTTTGAAAAGAGCATTCGCGGTTTACCCAAACACGATGTTGCCTTTTTCCTAAAAGAGCAAATCTTGTCGTTTTTATCTAAACTCTAGTATAAATAAAATTATAATATGGCAGATCCTACATTAACATTACAGCAGCAAGTCGATGCTCTTGCTACAGATATTAATAAAAATATGGCAGCAGGTAAACCCGCTGATCTTGCTAAGAAGAAAAAATTGCAGGATCTTAAGAAACAACTCGGTAATGCAGCATCAAAATCAACTACAGCTATTAAGGTTCAAGTTGCGGATCAAGCTGATGAAGAAGAAGCAAAGAATGAATCAACAAATATTGCTAACTTTTTAAAGTCAATTTCACAAAAAAATTACGCTCAAGCCGATAAGTATTTACAAGGTACAGTCGAAAGCAAGCTCAAAGCAATAATAGACAAGGCCGTAAAAAACTCAACAATTTATGCAAAATAATATCTCCGAACTCCTCAAGGCAGCAACTAAGGACATTCTTACTGAAGACGTTCTTAAGGAAATTGAAACAGCCTATGAAGCTTCTGTCGACGCTAAAGTAAAACTTCACGTTGAAAAAGCTCTCAATGAACAGGATGAGGATTATGCTAGTAAGCTTGAAACTCTTATCGAAGCTATTGATGCTGATCACGTTGCCAAGCTCAACAAAGTTGTTGCAGCTCTTGATGCTGATCGTGTAAAGAAGCTTAAGCAGATCGTAGAGAAGTATGAAACAGCTCTTACAACAGAAGCTGCAGATTTTAAAAATCAAATGATTGACCAGGTAAGTAATTACCTTGAACTTTATCTTGAAGAGAAGCTCCCAGCAGCTGAAATTCAAGAGGCCGTCAACAATAAGCGTGCAGCAGCAGTTCTTAATGAAATGCGCAACATGCTTTCCGTTGATATGGCTCTCGCCCAAGAGAGTATTCGTGATGCCGTCGTTGACGGTAAAACAAGAATTGATGAAGCTGCCAAGCAGCTTGAAGCCGCTAATAAGCGGGTTGCAACATTGACCGAGCAACTAAACACAGTCAATGCGAGTTTGATTCTCGAGAAGAATATTTCCTCTCTTGATGAGGACAGAAAGACCTACATGAGAAAGATGTTGGGTTCAAAGTCCGCAAAATTTATCGCAGAAAACTTTGATTATACCCTTGGTCTTTTTGACAAATCCGAAGAAGAGCGGCTCAACAATCTTGTTACCGAAGCTAGGGAAGAAACAGTTACTACATCTGTTGATCGCCCAGTAATCGAGGAGTCTATTGAGACTCCAGCAAGTGAGGATCGTGCATTCAATCTTTACTTGAACGAGCTTCATAAGTACTAAGTTTTATTTTCTTCTAAAGAATAGAAGATTTGTTGTTGAGGGTATTCCCCTGAATAGAATATAAGGTCGACAAAAAGAAAGAAATTTTTTAAAACTATGTCAAAATCAATCCGTCCTTCACAGTCTTACATCGATGAGAGAAGTGCGCGTACATTGCTTGAGAAGTGGAGTCCAGTATTGGATTACACATCCAACAACGTTCGCGCAATTGAAGACGACCACACACGCTTAAACACCGCTATCCTCCTTGAGAACCAAGAGAAGTGGTGCTTTGAGGCCTCAAACCAATCCGGCGGCACAGCTGGCGGTTACGGCGTTGCAGGTAGTGGCGTTTTCGGTGGTGAAACAGGTGGCGCAGGTTCATATGGCAATCAGTTCCCATCACAGAACGATTCAGCTTATGCTTCCGGTGACGCTCGTCTCCCTAAGATCCTCATTCCGATGATCAGACGTACATTCCCTGAACTCATAACAAACGAGATTGTTGGTGTTCAGCCAATGAGTGGCCCAGTCGGTCTTGCTTTTGCACTCCGTTATAAGTACGAACCAACCTCACTTGGTTATCAGACAGGTTCCCTTGATGCTTCCAGCACACAACAGTATGCTGGTAATGCAAACAATGCCCTCTCAGCTAACCCAGAATTAGGTTATCAGTACCTCAACACAGCCTTCACAGGTGCGAGCTCACAGTCTCTCTCCGGTTTAGGCGCAGGTTCATCCTTCGTCATTCCTGTTGAAGATCAGGGCGTTGCAGCATTACTCAGCCAGTTTGAGTTAAGCAGTAACATCCCACAGATCGTCGTCAGCTTTGAGAAGACAGCAGTTGAAGCCGGCACACGCCGTCTTGCAGCTCGCTGGTCCGTTGAGCTTGAACAGGATCTTAAGAACATGAACGGTATCGATATCGATACTGAGCTCACAAATGCTATGTCATATGAGCTTCAGGCCGAAATCGACCGTGAAATGATCATCCGTATGATTCAGACAGCCCTTAACGCCGGTTACGGCGTAGGCTTCTCAATCTGGAATCCTGCTTCAGCCGATGGTCGTTGGCTCGTTGAGCGTAATCGTGACTTCTATCAGAGACTCATCATTGAGGCTAATCGTATCGCTGTACGTAACCGCCGTGGTTCCGCCAACTTCGTAGTTGGTACACCTCGCGTTTGCGCAATCCTAGAAATGCTCCCTGAATTCCAGTGGGTACCAGTACAGGGTTCAGTAAATACACAGCCCGTTGGTGTTGCAAAGGTAGGCTCATTGGCCGGTCGTTTTAATGTTTATCGTGACACACGTACAGAGGCACAGTTCGAGGCTAACGCCGGAGGTAACTTCGGTGGTAAAGGTGGTTTCCCCGCCAATAGCACTCGTACAACACGCCTTGACTACGCACTCCTTGGTTACAAGGGGCCTGAGTTCTATGACACTGGTATCATCTACTGCCCTTACATCCCTGTAATGGTTCAGCGTACCATCGGTCCTAACGATTTCTCACCACGTGTTGGTCTATTAACCCGTTATGGCGTTGTAGATAACATCTTCGGTGCGAATCTTTATTACCACGTCATTATTCTTCAGGGTCTCAGTACAGCATTTACGCCTGCTACTCAGTCTGTTTACTTCTAAGAAGTATTCGATCCTCGAAAGATCAAAAAGAAAACCCGGTCGAAAGACCGGGTTTTCCCTTTTATATATTATGCTCTGAACAAATAAATGTATATGGCATACGAATCAGCTTTAACAGTTACACCAACACTTTCAACCATTTATAGTACAGCTATTGCTTCAGGGTTTGACTCAATATTTTTATTGAGCATCTCTGGTACAACACTCGGAAACAAATATGGCGATATGGTTTGTAAGATTACTCTTAATACAGACCCTGATTCTACAGGTTATGCATTAAGTGCATCATCTGGCAGCCCGGCAAATAGTATTAACATGACATTAAGTTCACCTTCTATTTTAACAACAAATCAGCTTTTTCCAGGTACTATTGCAACATCAACTTACTTAGCTAATACTAGTGCTACAATTACTCTTAACTTTCCTGGAAGGGAGCTCTCCAATACATCGATAAGTCTTTCAGCTAATGCATCTACATTTGTACTAGATCCGACAAAAACAACAAACCTTGACAATTTTTTCTTTTTAACAGGTAGTCCGGATCCTAAATTTCAAGTTCGTACAACAGGTGGTAATGCAAGAATACAGGCTTATCTTGGATAAAAAAAACAACCAAAGAATAAATAATAATATATGGCATACGAATCCCTCTTAAACGTTACACCAGCTATTGCTTCTGTTAACAGTTATACATACTCTTCAGCCACAACTGGCGCAAGCGCAACTATTCTACTTAACTTAAGTAATACAACTCTTGGCAATGCTCTTACCGATGATGTTGCTTATCTTACTTTACAAACCGGTGTAAGTAGCGCTGTTATATCATTAAGCTCCGCTTCAGTAATCCCAACAACAGTTAACTATGTAGGTAATATCGTATCACCAACTTTTAATACTTCTATTTCAAGCGTAACCCTTAATATTATCTTCCCTGTAAGCAATGATATTGATAATGTTAATCTTCTTACAACAAATCTTTTCCTCTCTGGAAACTCATCAACTATAGTTTTTGATACTACACAGAATTCAAAGCTTGATAACTTCTTCTTTGTTTCAACAAATCCTAGTGAAACATCATTGAATTCATCAAACGCTGTACGTACAACAGCCGGTCACGCACGTCTTGTGGCACAGTGCGGTTAATAAAAAGATAATAAACTAAATTAAAAAAGCCCTAGCTTAGCTAGGGCTTTTTCTTTGTAACAACAACTAACAAGCTAAACTACTGTCCCATTGCCTTCTCTGTATAGTGATTTACGTCACCGAGAATAAGAGGTAGGAGATGCTTACTACTCGCACGTGTGGGATTAATATCGAGTGAGCCACGTCGTGAGTAAAGAAGAGTTACTACACAGTCTGCTACCTCATCGTGAGCCATAATACTTGTAAAAAGCTTCTCAGCACAAAATTCATGGAATTCATTAACCTCACGAAGTGCTACAATCTGCTTAAAGAGCGATTCAGGCTTTACCCGCATACCATTTTTTGTAATAATATGAACATAAGCAGCACCTGTATCTTTTTGCTTTGTATGACGGCAGCGTGAGCGAAGGGCATTGGTAAACCACTTATCACTAACTAGATTATTATCTTCAGGATGAATCTTATAAAATTCTAAATGATCTTGTTGAGCTGAATAATCTGTAATTGTAATTTGCGAAGCTTTATTAGCAAGTTCTACATACAAATCTCGATAATCCCTTAGAGGAAAAATACCTGTTGATTCAGAAGGAAAGAATTTAACTTTAACAGGCTTTCCGATTACATTAGTGAGATCGGTAGTAATTTGCTGTTCATAATTCTTAATAGCCTCGTTGAGGTTCTCACCCATCTTACACATATCGAAAGAGTTCATATAGAGCTTGGCAGACTTCGATTCTACCATAAACTCTGAATCAGCTGGATAAACATATTTAATTGTACCAGCAACAGGATAACCATTATTAAGAAGGAATGTAGCTTCATGACAATGCCACGTATCAAAACCTACAAACTCATCACCCTTAATACCCCACCCTTCACGAGCAAGAATTCTAGGCATAGGATTAAGAAGCGATGGATCGAACTGCTCAGTGTATACAGCATAGGATGCTGAGGAACCAAGAGTTTTAGAAGCAATATCAGTTAAGTTTGTTGTCATAATTATTGTAGCTTTATTTTAATAGCTTCCATTCGTTCTTCAACTGTTCCTTTTAGTCGAACGAGTTTATTTTCTAATAAATCACCATATGAAATAATAGCCTGTTCAAATGTCTCAATCATCCTATTTCTAAAATCAATATCCGTACTTCTTTCACCATCATCAATTAAAGCTACGTCATAAGGATCAGTATAAAAAATTATATTATATTGACTAATAAGTCTTTTAAAAACATTTTGTGTATAATCAAATACCCACTTAGGTACACTACCCTCCAAGTGAAGATATCCTGTATAGCATAAACCATCAAGAATACAACGATCGAGTATAACATCTTTATCTCTTTGCTTTAATACATTCTCAATATGTTTATTAGTAATCAGACACTGAGTAAGACCTGTACCTTGCTCGTTGATAGGTACATTAAATTCACGCTTAACCAATCTTGTTACTTCATCAACAAATTCAAAACGATCGCTATAGATCTCCTTACAAGCCTTTAAAAGAGTAGTCTTACCTGAACTCTGAACACCTGAAAAACTTATAATCATATAATAATTATAGCTCTACTTCGCCCACTTGCCACGATTAACAATCTCAGCAATAATACTATAAACAGCAGTATCTAGAAAAGCGTCAAATACAGACTCATTGGCAGATTCTAAGCTGTTCTTTCTAAGAACAAGATTAATCAATCGTTGTAGTTTATCATTAAGTCGTACAACAATAGCTGAGATTGATGCCTTGCGCTCTTCTGCCGTATTTAGCGATGATCCTAAAGAGATATTACCCGGACCATAATCAAACTGCTTCTTACAAAATGTAAGATAATGTTCGTACTGAATCTTTTTAAATTCAGTACAAGTCGCTGGATACTGTGTCTCTATTGTTTTTACTATTTCTTCTATGCTCATAATCTTTAAAAAATTGATACCACATTACACTACCTAGTGAGTGTAGATTGTTAAAAACTTCATCTTTGCTAAGTCCATGTATATTGATGGCATGCGAAGTAACGATCTCACCCTCATCGACAGCCGGTATAACCTTATGAATAACAGCACCAGCTATCTTATGGTCTGCCTCTATAGCTCTAATTTGCGGGTCTTTACCTTTGAGCTCTGGATATACAGTTATAAGTCCAGGGTGTAGATTGTATATATTTTTATATTTTTTACAAATATCTTTTGGTATAATTCTTAGAAAGCCATGAAGAGTTATCAATGGGTCAGTATACTGTTTAAGTGCTTGCTTATAGTCTTTTAGTTCAGGGTTCTTTGGAAGAACTATCCAATTAAGTTTATTATTATCTCTTAATGCTTTTAACGATGGATTCAAATCATCGTCATTCTGACGATTTGTAATTATTGCAGCAGGTAATTTACCAATATGATGAATAATATTATTTATTTCAGATCCACTACGACTAAAAAAAGCTACCCAATTAGTGTCTATCTGCATAGGATCTTCTTAAACATTTTAGTATTATAATCAATAATCTCCATCTCATCTTTTGTTACTTGATGATCAATGAGATCGGCAAGCTTTGTAGACGGTTTAGTTGGAAGACCGTAGTCAGCATCATACTTCATATTATGAAGAGCTGCTACAATCGGGTTACTTGTATCACAACTTACAATATTAAAAATATTATGATTTACATAATAACGAAACTCCTTAGCTAAAGAACATCCGAGGAGATGGTGAGGCTTATCCCAGTTCCAAATACCTTTATCAATAAGTTGAGTAATAAAGCGCTGACGACCAGAGCACCACCGATCAAGCTGTGTACTACCCTCGCCAGTACAATCATAATATGAGAAATCAAAACTTATCGCAATCATGTCAGCGCTATCTGACATGTACTTGTAACAATCAATTAATTGCTGCCATGTTTTACCTTGTACAGCACCAATAGCTTTTGTAATACATTCATCTTTGACCTGCCGTATTAGCTCGTCCTTTGACCAGCGATGAAAGCTTTCGACCGTCTCCATACTGTTTTCAAGTACATCAGGAACAATAAACATGTTCGGTTTAAGGTCGATAGCAGCAGCTAAGAACTTATCACTATCAAATGCATATCCAAGTTCAAAGATTGAGTTATCAAGAAGAACTTCACGGTTATATACGTCACGCGCTGTTTTAAAATACTGATAGTATTTTGGATGAGATTCAAATAAATGTACCAGTGCATAGTCAAAATCATTATACAATGTCGATGTCTGCAGTATAGAAATCGGAGATTCGTGCGATACTTTAATTAGCATATTCAGATTATATGTGTAAATAATATTAAATCAAGTATGGATTACCCAAAATATTACGGCAACTATATGGGTATTGTGGTGCAGAACAACGATCCACAATATCGTGGACGTGTTAAAGTTTTTGTACCGCATATAACACCGACTGTTTACAAGAACTGGACAGAGAACAGCGACAACAAGCCTGCTGTTGATAGAGTGTTTAAATTTATCGGAAGTAATGTTGGCAGCGATTTAACAAATATTCTCGATGATCTTAAGCAAATCCTACCTTGGGCAGAAGTAGCATCACCAATTATTGGTGAGTCGAGCGCTGGTCGTTATCACGCTGCTACCAAACAAGCAACGACAAGCGATGGTTCAAATTTTAGTTATTTGTTTGGTACAAGTGGTAGTGCAACCCCTTATGTACAAAATTCGGATAATATAGGTGAAAAACCAGGTCATATATATGACATGGCATCTGTCAATTTAAGTGATGCTTTCAATAACCCACAACTAACAAACGTTAATAACGTCAATAAATTAAGTTATAATTATACGCCAGAGTGTTATAGTAATAGCGGTAAAGGGTCGTTTGCAATACCTAATGTTGGTTCACATGTTTGGGTCTTCTTTAATGCCGGTGACCCTTTAAAGCCTGTTGTCTTTAGTGCTACACATGGTGCCACAGAGTGGAATAGCATCTTCGATGCAACCATAGGTCAACCAGGTTTAGACTATCCAGGGGAATGGGAGAACACATCTACAGGTTCCGGTACAATTAATGCTGAAACATATCGTAACAAATACGTCATAAATCAAAAGGGTGGTACGCTAGCATTTGTCAATACTGATAATCGTGAGTTACTAAAGCTTACACATTATTCAGGCTCATTTAAAGAATTTAATAATCAAGCTAATATTGAATTAGCTACTGGTAATGATCAAAAGCTTGTTCTTGGTGATTTGTTTCAAACTGTTCGTGGTACACGTAATGAATTTACCCAAAGGGACTACGATAATGTTATAGCCGGTGATCATTACCGTAAGGTAGGTGATTTAAATTATTCATTATATCAACAATGGAAAACTATAATGAATCCAATTGCTGATATAAAACAGTTATTTGATATCAGACGTACAGACGGTATACACGAAAGTGTAGCATCGTTATTAAAGCTTAATGGAAGCGGTCAAGCTAAATCAGGTAACCCAGCGTTATGCCCAGTATGTGCAGGTGGTGCTACAACTCTTGCACTTAATAATTCGTTTGCACCCGGGTATGGTGTTTCATCAAATGTTGCCGATACTAGTAATCTAGGTGGTGATGGTACAGCTAAGTTTAATTTTCTCAATCTCTCACCAACAACTGTAAGAGGAGTTATACCTACGAGTTTCTCTGCTGGTATTGGTATATTAACAAATGTTGTAAAAGGTTTGATTAATTTTCAAGCTAGCTCACCATTACTCATTGGCGCAAATACACCAATGACTGGGCACGATGGCTCAACATTACAGAATGCACCAGGTTATCCTGCAGGTCATAGTTGTCCGGCTTGCGGCGGCACAGGCATGAGTCCGAGTTCATTTAATGGTGTTTGGGCGATTGAAACGAAGAAAACTATCGACCTACCACAAATGATGATCGATGCAATACCAAAACTTGCTAAGATTGAAGCACAGATGGGGCAAGGTGGTTCGGAGATCATTGAAATCACTAAACATAAAGTAGAGACAATCGGCACTGTAATGAATGATTTCGGTGCTATAAGAGTTGATCCTAAGGGTAAGATGGAACCAGCATATGTCCAGGTACATCCAGGTGCTACGTTAGTTATACGTAAACCATCACCACTTATTGAACAAGTACAGGTCGATGATCTCCCTGGTGGTACGTATTCACTGAATGTATGTAATCGGTATAATGTATTGGTTGGTGCAGGTGGACTAAATCTCAAATCATATGGTGTTGTTAATATTTCAGGTGCCATGACTAATATTGCCGGTGAACAGGTTAATATTGGTAGCGCTAATGAAGTTAATATTGATGGTGGTAAACGTTTATCTTTAACCGGTGACATTGTACATATTAAACAACGAAACGGTGAGCAGATATTAATTGACGGTGACATTGGTATAACAGGTAGAATCTTTGTACAAGGTGGTATGCATGTTGAAGGTAATTTTACAGCACAGTCTACCGACACCCCTCAACATAAACGCTTAACTGACGCTGTTGTAACAAGAGGAGGACCTACTTCCGATATGAGTGTAGGTATGGGCATACCAATGGATACTGGTGGTATTGTCGACCTATTAACTAATGAATTACAGCCAGGTGTCGGATTACCTGTTCATATGGGTTATACAGATCCAGGTAGATATACAGGATTCGTTCCAACAGGTACTATTGTTGGTTATATACTACCTGGTACTTGTAATGTTGTTGGGAAAGGTAATCTTGGAGCACCAGTTTTCTCAACTAATGTCGCGCCAATTCCTGTTGTTACACCAACTGGTTTCTGCGTAGCTGGAACCGGTCCAGTAGGTGTTACCGGTACATTACAAACTGTACCAGGATATACACCGCCAATAGTGCCGATCTCAAGCCCATTACCATCCGATCCTTCAAATGCAATATCGATTCGCGGCCTTACACCAGTCGAAGTACAACTACTACATAAAGCTGCAAGTATTCCTGCAAGCGGTGGCGCACCTAAATTTCCTATACTTAACATGGGAACTGGTGCACATGTTGATTGTACAGTAATGAAGGAACATACACATCAGTACGACGAAGGTGAAGTAGGTTCACACATGGCGGTTCGCCAGCTTGCTATGGGTAGTTTAGCTGCTGTAGAAAATGATGACTTTGGTGGCACCAAAGTAGCAAAAGATCCTAGTGCAGTGACTTATCTTGCTTAAGATATTCTTTCTTATTTAACATCCAATCGAGAAGAGCTCTTTCGTAACCTACATCTTTACCTGCGCGTTCAGACATATACCATTTATTTTCAAGTATATGGGCTTTCTCTTCCATATATTTCTTATAGAGCAAAGTGTTCTCTATAAGAAACGTCATATAGATATTTATTAATTATTAAATATTGTTTCGTTACAAAGAATAAAAATTGTAAAACTGCTAAATGATTGGTATACAGGTACACTCTTTGTATTAAAAGCATCCTCATAGAGTGAATCGAGCGTGATATCAATGTTTGATATATCAGATAGACACTTACCGTCAATTGGATAGACGCCTTTCTTTAAGAAAGAGAAACAATCAGAACATGATAAATCGTACTCTTCGAGTAAATTTCTATAAACATCGATATCTATCTTATCGGATAGGATTGTATTGAATTTTACAAGCTGTTCAATGAGAGGGTTATATTTTTCTCTTAATAGGATTTTTATACCTCTAAAACACGCTACAGTTGAGTCTGATGTAGGTAGAGGATGAATAATATCTTTTGTATGATACTTTGATTTAATTTTAATTCGCTGCTGATCGTAAAAATTCTTTAATTGAAACCCTATAATACTATATGGATACTTTTCAGCGGGTATAAATTTAAAACTATCTAGCTTTAGAGCTTCTTGCGCGGATTCAACATTAATTAAAGTCATATAATAGCATTATATAACTTATTATAGTTTTATCAACTTATACTAATGTACTGCTGCAAAGAGGTGATTCAATAATAGAGCGCCGAATGTTGTTATTGTCGCAATAATTGCTGTAATCAAACCTGCTTTAAGCTGATGTTTACCAGCAGTATGCACTTTCTCAACTTCAAATTCTCGTGATATTTGATATGATATATGTGAAAAGCGCTCATTAACAATATCAGTAATATTATCAAACTTTAAAGACATTTCATTATCCATTGATTTAAAGTTCGCATCGAGCTTTTCTTCTAAAGAAGTTAGACGGTGCTCAATACTTGTTATTTGATTTAAAATAGATGGCTTACCATTGCCCTGATAAACAGTTTTATAGAGATGCTCTACATCTGCCTTTATCTTATTAATTTCTGCTGGCTTGACTGAAAGATTGCGCATACTTTATTAAAGTTATTTAATCTGAAAAGAATAGGAAAGTATACCTTTTGGTAGAGAGTACACCTTACCTTGCATTAATCCTTGTTTTGTCTTAATAACAACAGTTAATTTATCCTGTGTCACAACAGGTCCATTCACTATCTCAACATCGCCAAGATTTATTTTATAGCTAGTTATACCTTTCTGAACATCAAATACAGATATTGTATTTTTTCCAGATATAACCGCTGAATATAACTTAGTCATATTAGTATTTATGATTATATGGTAATTTATATAATTATGATAAATAATTAAACAGCTTAATTATGGCAAACACGTTAACTAAGATTCTATTCCGTCGTGGTGCAGATACTCAAAGAATAAATTTAAGTACAGCACCTTTATATCTAGGTGAACCATCATATAGTATCGATACAAAGCGCGTGTATATCGGTGATGGCGTTACACCTGGCGGTATACCTGTCAGTATTGTTAACTACGGTGTAATACCTGCTCTTTCAGGTGGCTTTGTTAATCCAAATAATTCCACTCAAACAAATCTTACATCAGCAGCTTTTTATAAATTAAGTGGAGCAAATATCGGTGATATTGTTTATGATCTAACCAGTACATCTATTTATACAGTTTCAAGTATTACAACTTATGGTACAGTACCTAATTTAACAAACTATATCTCGCTCTCTAATTTAGCACATCTATATAACACAACAAACATTAATCCAAATCAATTTAATTATAATGGGTCACAATTAACTTTACAACCAAACGCTGTCGGTATTAGTAATCTTAACGCAAACATAACAACATCTTCATCAACAATAAGTGGCGGTGCTGGTGTTGTACTTAATATTAAATCACAGAGTATAGGTAATAATTTACTTGTACCTGGTCTTACCAATAGCGTTAAGATAACAAATAACACTGGAAATATAACAGACGTTCGTATAAATCAAAATCAGATTCTCGGCCAAACAAATTCATCCGGGTCTGCTTTAGGTCCAATCACTCTCACAACAACAGGTAGTACAATATTGAGTACTAATGCTACAACATTGAGTATTAACTCCCCTGTTATAACAAACTATGTTCCTGTAAGTGGTAGCAGTCTCACTGGGGTATTGAGCGCTCTTAACGCTAATGGCGGGCGACTCGTTACAGATGTAACGCCAGTTAATACATATGATGTTGTTAATCTAGGGTATGTAACACAATTTAATACCTGTACAACACCTGCATATATTGCTTCACATTTTTTAGCTTTAACAGGCGGTACCCTGACAAGTCCTGGTAATTTAACAGTTAATGGCACAGTATCTCTTGGTAGTAGTGTAACAGCAGCTGGTAGCTTTACCACAACCGGATCAATAAGTGCACTTGGTAATTTAAGCGCCTCACTCATTACGTCTCTTGGATCACCAACAGTTGGCACAGATGTAACAAATAAAGCTTATGTTGATAGTAAATTTGTATCACTAAGTGGTAGTACCTTAACCGGTAATCTTACAGCTAGCACGCAACCGGTTAATTCAACTGAACTTGTTACAAAGGGATATGTTGATTCAACAATATCAACAAATTACATACCACTTTCAGGCGGAGCAACTATTACAGGTGCGTTAAGTTCAACAAATAGAATATTTGTTACATCTGTACCAAATATTTCGACAGAATTAACAAATAAAAATTATGTTGATACACAAGTAGATAATGTTACTCTATCTGCTGTTGCAGCTGCACCACCAGGATGCGTTGCATTCTTTGCAACAACAACAGCCCCAACTGGTTGGGTAAAGGCAAATGGCGCAGTGTTGCCAATTACTAATTATCAAAACCTTTTTAATATCTTACCAAAAGCAACTAATGGCAATACCATTTGGTGGCAACCCGGTGATGGTCCAAGTAACTTCCGTTTACCTGATCTACGCGGTCAATTTATTCGTGGTTGGGCTGATAACGGCAGTATAGACGCTGGAAGAGGTATTGGTACAACACAAGATGATAGTTTTGCTGGCCATACACACGGTGTTTCGGATCCTGGTCATATACACACTGTTAATGGCACAGGTATTACAATTTCCGATCCCGGTCATTATCACGTAGAAGGTTTTGCTGGTGTCAACTCAACAGCTTCATTTGGTGTAAGTTCAACGCCTACTGCAGGTAATGTAAATTCTCAGAGCGGTACAGCTACAACCAACCATCCAAAAACAAGTATTACCCCTACCGGTATTACACTTAACGATCCTGGCCATATAACTAATCCACATAATACAGGTATCTCAATAAACATCGCTGGTGGTACAGAAACGCGCCCAACAAATATAGCACTTCTTGCCTGTATCAAATACTAAGCTATAATATAGCTAGTGAAAGTATATAATTATCATCCTGATACAAAGCTATTTTGGTATGAAGAAGATGCCGACGCCGATCCTCTAGTACCAGGTAGATGGTTAGTTCCAGCCAACGCTACTACTGTTAGACCCACGCGTAGTCCTAGAGAAAATGAATTGCTTCAATTTAACGAAGAGGAACAAGTTTGGAATATTATAGAAAAAATAGAACCTGTTGTACCCTATCAAGTATTACGAGCTCGAGCATATCCCTCTATCTACGATTATATAGATGGTATTGTAAAGAATGATCATAAACAAATTGATAAGTATATTAAAGCTTGTAAAGCTGTAAAGAAAAAATACCCTAAACCTAAAAATGAAATTCAATAAGTTAGTAGAAGATTTTAATATCTCGCCAAAAAGTCAAAACACCATTCAAACTGGTCCTGATATTGGCATGACCACTGGTAACATTAATGATACGTTTCCAAGTAATCTATCAGCAATTGGTGGTAATCTCTTGCCTAAAGAGAGACAATTTACTCTCAAGAAGAAGGATGCTAATAAACTCTTAGAGATTCTTTCTTCTATTCTTAAGGATTAAACCTCCCAGGGAAATATAATCCAAGAATCATTTGGATATTCAGTTACGTAATAATCAGGTACAAACGTGGTATGAGGTTTTGTATAGAGGGTAGCAAAGCGAAGATTATTGAGTCCGTAGTTTGTTGCTAATTCATTTTTAATATACTCAAGAGTCGAACCGCCATCGGAAATATCATCAACGACTAAGATCTTGTCATCACGATGCTTAAGGGCTAGACTATGACCGGGTTCCTGAATAGAGATAATAAAACCCGACTTTACGTTTTTTTCATTATACGTTTGTACAGAAAAGTTTTGTACAATTTTTACATCTAAGCGATAGGCAAGAAGGGTACCTGGGATCATACCACCTCGGCCAATAGTAATAATAACATCAGGGATAAAATTATCCCCCTTGAGAAGCTCTTCTAATGAAGTAACTCCATAGAAAATATCAGTCCAAGCCAAATTCTTTGTTATAGTATCCATCAAAGCATTATACAATAAATGCTTTATAAATCAAATTATTTGATAAGCTTTTGTATAAGCTTACTAAGATGCATACAATCAACTAACATTTGTTTATAATCAGCAGTGTATGCACACTTATTTAAACTCTTCAATATCTTAGCTATATCCTTAGAAGCTGGTTCTTGATTATTTTCGCCCGCTGCCGTTACACCGCCACCGGCTGAATAATCCTGAGTAGCACCCTGACCACCGGTGAGTATATTGCTTCTAATATTATGATCAATATTAGCATTTAAATTTGTACCTGTGGATAGACCGCTTAAATCTGCTCGATCTTCTCTAAGCTGCTTATACGATTCAAAGATGGCATACATGTCGTTGACCATATATACTATTTAGTAAATGAACACCGAAAAACCTACGTTGGAGGATATTAAACAAGAAATTAAAACAACTTGGTTTTGGTATAAGGTATGTGAGGGTTGTGATACCGTGACCTTATATGAAGTAACGTTTTGTCCAAAATGTCGTGGTTACCACTTTAACGAGAATCGTAAAAGAGTTATTGACGAAATCGTTAAAAAATATGACGAAAAATTTAAACGGAATAAAGACTCGGAACAAGCGGGGTATACCGATTAAGGTGTTGACTTAAGAAAACAACTCTTTCCATCAATATCTTCTTCTCAGTACCCTTTGCTTTTTTAGCTTTTAGATAGAGATCTATAACCATATCTGACGTAATAAAGGTTGTTACTTTTCTCTCTTCAGGTGCACTAACACCTTTATTTTTTAGCGTCATACTCATAATATTTAATCCTTTGGTTATATAGGTATTTTACGCCTATGGATTAAAGTGTCAAGCTTTTACTTATGATCTTGCTTGTAGGCTTTATTAATCGTTTTTAATACACGATTAACAGCATCAGGACTGGCGCAAATAGAATAGATGAATTGAAGAATAGTATGAGCTGTATGATCAGCTTTACGTACAGTATCAATAGGATATAAACCTGGTTCAAGTCTTATCCAATCTTTAACTGCTTGCTTTGAAACTTCCTTCTTAGGCTCTTCATTAGCTACCGATGGCATATTAGGCATAGTTTGTGACGTCGCAATACCACGACCAGGTAACATAGGATCGGTACTATTATAAGCAATCTCAGCAATCATTCTTGCATCTCTAAGCATACTATTATTTATACGCTCGATGTATAAATAACTTATATATGAATTTTAAGGACTTTGTGTTGAGAGAAGCATCTCAAAACTCCGATCAATATAATCAATTAATAGCAAAGTATCTCCTTGGTGATCCAAAGCAAGTTGCAAATATACCATCTGTAGCACCTAAGGGTGATTATAGCAAGCTTACTAGCTTCACTGTTGATCCTCGTGATATGGATAGCTTTAGAAAGCTCTTCCCTATAGCCCCACCTGTAAAGGCAGGTAGTGATGATCTTGATGCCGCTGGTTCTAAGGGTGTTGGTAATGGCGAGGTTGCTTTATATTGGCTTTTGTCAAGTAGCTTTGGTGTAGAGGATACACGTGAAAGTGATAATCCAGATTTACGTCTTAATGGTACCGTTGGCTTGGAAGTTAAATCCTATCCGGAGTCAAAAAGAAAAGGCACAACAGGTACAAAGGGAATCGGTAGATTCGGTAACCAAAGTGAAAACCGCAAACTCTTATCAATTGCATTTGGACTCAAAACTCTTTTTAGTAATCTTTTAACTACTAATGAAGGCGGCCGCACACCTTCATTAGATACATTCAATACTGAAGAACTCAAACAAGCATTTCAAGTAGTAAAAACATTGGACGATAATAGTCAGCTTAAAGCTGTTGCGCCAAATTTCATTCCCATTAAGAGCGTCTACGATCAGATTAGTACGTTATTAAATGGATTAGGTCTTTCATCAAATAATTTTACACAAGAAGATGGTGCTGTTGCCATGCTTAAGGCATTCCTTGATACAAAGCTCAAGAAAAAGCCCGGTTATGGTGGATATGTCGTTAACGTATTAGCAAATGGTAATGTAAAGTATTACCTTGTAGATGATAATCACATTAAGAATCTTCCTCCAAAGGCAATTCTTGAAGGTGTTCGTGCCCAAGGTTCCACCTTGTACGTTAATTTCGATACTATCTTTATACCAAGATAAAGGTGCCTAGTTACACGGAACGTTTAAAGCTGATATAAACGTATAGGTTCCTCGTCACATGATTAGCCTAGCACAAAGGTTCCTTAGGAACCGTTCCTGTGCCTGTACCAATAGTATAAAAGGAACAAGGAACTAATGATTCCGGTCAGGTAATTAAGGAACCACCAGGTTCCGAACACATTAAGGAACATATAGATCATACCAAATATATAACCGGAAAGACCTAAGAAGATCATAGTAGGCGATATATCAGAAGAGGAACGAGTCTTAATAATCTTAAGAATCTGTGGTAAATAACACAGCATGAACGAGATAGCCATGACTGCACCTGAGATATCTCTTAATATACTCTTATACAACATAAGAAGAGTATATATTACTTCTTATAATATATCAACAGGATTATTAGCCCTGAGGAACTAATACGACTTTCTTAAAGCCGTGTTCTTTAGCTGTTCTAATAGAACTCTCTAAAGCAGCGCCTTTGTAGTAGCTCTCACCACTCCAGAAATAAAAGAGTGTATCACCACCTTGGTTCTTTATTGAACCACCATGCTCCATAGGCTCCCAGCCTCTAGCCTTGAGCTCTTCTCTGTGCTTGGCTATGGCAGCTTTAAACTCCGGTGTCTCTTCCTCGTCATCTGGATGCTGGTCGTATGAAAAATTCTTATCAGCCATTGAACTCTTCTGAGCAAGCTCGTCAAAGAGAGCTGCCGCTTTACGGTAATTCTCATCATCCTCCCAATGGGCTATCTTCTTATCACCTAGATACTTTGATACTTTACCTTCAGATGTAAAGCTAATGCCTGAATCACAGAAAGGTTCAAGCGTTGTATCAATAGCATCCTTAATAGTATCAATGGTAAGCTCTTTTGATACCTCTTCTTGAAGTCTCTTCTTATAAGCTTCAAAAATAAGTTTACTATCGTTATTCATATTTTTACTTGGCAAGCTCTACAGAAACCTTATAAGGCTTTTCTGTCTCTTCATCAAAGATAACAAATTGGGCCTTCTCAGGAGTTGCCTCAACTGGTACTAATTCCTTCTTAAATGTATTGTCACTATTTCTATTGGTAAGACAATGAACGATCTTGCTGCCAATACGCTTAATTACAGCCTTAGCATCATCATATGCCTTATGGTCTGTTTCTTCTGAATCTTCAGACTTAAGGTAATCAATTAAACCTTTCTTCTGCTGGGGGGTATGGGAGTAGTCCTGTTTTAACATCCACTCTTCACAATCCTCTGAGGTTGAACCCAAGGCGTGTTGAACAGCGGCCTTTGCCTTCTCAGGATTAAACTTATCACCGTACTCGAGCTTAAGCTTGTGCATGATGGCCTTAGCAGCTTCTTCAGCATGATCCTTGGCCTTAACATGATACTCTTCGTCCTCAGACATCGAGTCTTCTTCTTGAATTAAAGGTTCTTCTCTATGGAACTTATTTCTATAGATATTGTGATAGACTTCGTCAATGCGGTGAAAATCCTGGGAACTCATATTATAGTAATATTTATAGTCTAAGGTTCTTTTTTCACAGAACCCTTCATGCCTTCGAGCCCGGCCCGGCTTTAGAACGATTTAAATTCTTATCCTTCCTTAGTATGCCCGGCCGGAAGCTTAGAGCGTTTATACCACTCACACCACCCCTTTGGGTTTATTATACCCACTCACAGCCGTACACCCATTAGGAGGTCTCCACATAGTACATAGCTTACAGATCTGACCTTTATAAGGACGTGCCTGATAGCCGGCTTCAGCTTTAGAATGCTTGGCATGATGATGATACTTCTCTAGTGAACTTTCAACAAAAGCTTTAAACATCTTCATCTAAGCTATTTAGTTAACCCTACCCTTCAACGCCAGTCGGCCCGGAAACAAAAAAAAAATTATTAACCACCGGCAATGGCAGGAACTATAGAGATAAGATCAGTATCCTTAACCTCAGTACTGAGCCCGGACTTAAAGCGTACATCCTCATCATTGTGGTACACGTTCACAAAGTTTCTAATGGCTCCGTGTTCATTACAGATCCGTTCTTGAATACCAGGATAACCGAAATCTAAGTTCTCAATAACCTCTAAGATCGTAGATCCATCTACAAATACAGTATCTACGTTGTTGGTTAGTTTACGGAGTGGTGCTGGTATTAGTACTGTTGCCATGAATGTCAGTATATTAAGGATGAAGGAAATAAAAATCTACAGACTAGGTACTCTGTAATCAAAGAAGTAGTAAGCAATCCAGGTAAGCCAGGCAAGTACATTAAAGATGAAGTTCCAGATGAAGATGAATATCAAGATGTTGTACATCTTGTGGAGCTCCCTGAGACGCATACAATATTATTTATTCCAGATAAACTCTGTATTACCAGATAAATCCGTCTCCCAATGGGCACATCCATGCTTAATAACCTCGGACTTATAGACGGCATTAGTTAGGACCGGGGTAGTACCAAAGAGTTAATAATAGAACAACGGTAAGAATGAAGATAATAATAATATTGAAGATGTCTAAGAATAATCTCATATAGTATACTTAGTTTTGTAATCCCCAGGAAAACCTATATATTACTAAATCCCCCCCTATATAGGAACCTTATAGGAAATTCTAAAAAAAATTTTCCCCAAAATTTTGGCCATGCACATCCTATCTCCCAACAACCTTTTTTCTACATCTATAAATTCCCGTACTATGGGTTATATCCCCCCACACTGTTCTAGAACCCCACTAGGTGTTTCTAGAACAGTGACATGATTTTAGAACACCTACCATCGTTTGAATTAGTGCTTCTATCTCACCATCATATACCAATCCATCTGACGTATAGTCCAATGCCTTCAGAAGCTTCTTTCTCTCTATGTCTATAACTAATTGTTGTAATTGATTCATCTATAGTAATTATGCCAATGCTTTAACAATCAAGGCAATGAGTACAGCCAGGACTATAACATGAAGTGGTAGGATAAGGATAGCTAGAAGAAGGATGAAGATGAGTAGATAAGGATTCATTTTAGAAGGAGTCAGTTAGGTAGTTGATAGTAATTAAAGCTAGGATGAATAAGATGATGTAACGTTTCTTCATATTAGTCTGTTGGGTAGTCAGTGACTGCTGTTAGCGGTTCAAAAGTATCCATCTCTTTCTTTACATTGTTATATGAATCGTTAATCGTTCCCTGAAGGTCAGTTGTATAGCCCTTAACGTGCCAATCTAAGATGGCCTGAATGGTACCCAATGCATATGAATGTTTGAAGTCTCCATTACCTTTCTTCTCCTGGAGCTCACAAATGAGGTCTACAAGCTCTGATACCGTTCTGTTCGTTACGTTGTTCTTATTTTTCATACGATCAGTATAAGGGAATTTGATTGGAACTTCAAGAACATAATGTGGGGGTGATGGCCCTTTACCACCACCCCCTTACGCTTACGTCTCAGAAACTACTCTGCAATCTGAACCTCAGCCGTAGCCTTTTCAGCCATACGAGCTGCAATGGCAGCCTTCGAACGGCTAGGACGTGAACGCTTAGTAATCGTAGCGGAAACGTTCTCAGTCTCCGTCGCCTTAACTTCGGCTTTCTTCTCCTTTTTGGCTACTCCACGTCCCTGAAAGGTTGTAAGAAGCTCCTTAATACCGCCAGCGCGATCGATCTTGTTTTTAAGATTAGTTCCGAATGCCGTATAGGCCGTTCCGGAGATCTGGCATTCAATGACTGGAACAGGCAAGTTGCCAAATTGATCATAGTATGCGCAGAGATAGTCAATGACTTCGATCGGAGTTGCGTTGTTATTTTTCATATGTGTTTTGTTGTTGTTTGTTTTTGTTGTTGTTGTTTGACTTATTCTACTCTTTTATTATGTCTTCTTTTAAAGGAACGATCAAGCTTTTTTATCGGGGCATTGTTGCGAACGCGATGATATTAATGACTACGATGATCGAGGTAGCTGCTAGAACCCAGAGGTTGATTGGATTGTTGATCTTATTTTTCATACGTTCAGTATAAGGGAATTTGATTGGAACTTCAAGCCTTATTCCCTGGCCCATCCTTCAGCCAGGTCTTGGATAAAGCAACTAAACTCACCGCTCATACAAGCGTCTTCAACAGCTACTGCTGCCTCTTCATATACCTCATCTTCGGTATCGATGATGTTAACAGCCTCTTTATACTGGGGTGTCTCCATCAGCTCTTTCAGCTCGTTAAGAGCGTCGTAAATCTTACCTACGATATCGTCGTAGGCTCCGGCGATGGCGATGATGGCTTCGGGTGTCAGTGTGTTTTTATTTTTCATACTATTATTATGGCTCAAAGATCAGGAATGTACAAGCTTAAAGTCCCGACGATTGTATTTGGTTCTGTCCTTGAACTTCCTAGTTACTGGTGCCCAGGGTTGGCGTACCTTCGGAGGTTCCTTCAGCTCGATTCTGAATGTCTTGATTTTCATACTCTGAGTATGAGGGAATCTTAAAGGAACTTCAATGGGAATCTTTTCTTATTTCCAGCTTGTAGATTCCCAGAAGTACCTGCATACTAGTGTTTAATTAAATAGTCTGAGATTCGACCATGTCTCTGAACTGTTTGAAAGTAAGTTTCGTTAGTAAAATCTAACATCGAAAATAAAAGAAGTGAAGGTTTACGGACTTCATATCCAAACATCTTTAATATTACATTCATGTCAGTATTAGTCAATTGCGAGTTTAGATTCATCTAACAAAGCACTAATAAAGATACCAAGTGAGTTGTCTAGGTCCTGGTAAGCACTCCATAGATAGGAGAGTGCGTTATTGTCCGGGACAACGGCAGAGGCTGCCTTAAGCAGAACGTACCGGGTCTTCGGGTCTAGGGATAGGATAGAATCACAGAAGTGATCGTAGTAGTTCTTATTCTTCATATGATCAGTATATGGGCTTTTCTAGGAACCGGCAATACAATAAAACCGTTTTTGCCGTAGATGATGCAGTTTGGTCGCGGGAAAGTTTCTGCTGGAGCTTCCGGGAGTGGGGAGGGACTACTCTTAATACTCGCAGGACTTACTAGAACTCACTCTCTCCGGAGAAACAATAGAATTTCTATATTTCTTTCTCTATTATCTACGTCTGTTTAGTATAGGTGCTTCAGTTTCTCCCTCAACGGGGCTGTAGAATCCGTGCGCTTTTAATAGTTAATCAGGGCTAATAGTTATTCGTACTTCTACGTAAGATACTATGTTGTCTTATACTATAAATGTTAGTCTAGACTAACTTTCTTAGTCTTTTCTTATTTTTTTACTTAAAACTAACTCTTTTTCCTTATTTTATCTGTCTTTTTGACTATAGAATAACTCTGTCTCTTTTACTTTTACTACATAGTCATCGTTAGTAACGTAGTAACTATACATGTTTGTGGCGTCTATATCATTGAAGTTATAGAACTTCTTTACTTCATTTCCTTCTAGATCATAGACGGTAACGTCGTAATTCATTTAGGAAGGATTGTCAGCTAGATCAATTAGGGAGCTAATGATGTCATCCATCCTCGGTTCATTATAGTCCTCTACTGTAGCATGAAACCATTCCTCTAACTGTTCCTTCACGTCATCTACAGTAACATCAATCCCTTGATCCTTACATGCTTCGATGATTGTTTTTACCTCGTCGTTTGAGATCTCTAGTTCAATTTTCATACTATTATTCTATTGGAATTTAATTAGGAATTTCAAGCTTTACTATTACCAATCATACTCTCTTACGAGCATCTCATCCTCCATCCCGCTACTAAAAGGTTTACGAATAGGTTTTAGTCCATCAACTTCTTCTTTAATCTTCTTGTATCTAATGTTAATGGCTTCCTGAAGGCTAGGATATACGCCATTGATTGTACTTCCTATAATAGATTGAAGTTCGTTTACTTTACGGTAAGGATTATCTCTCTCTTCCCTCCTCCTACTAAGTTCGGAGATTGTATTGAGTACATCCTCAATCTTAGCTTTTTTCATATTAGTATAATACAGTAATCAAAAAGGAATTTCAAGCTTCTTATTTCTTTACATTAAACCCAAGCTGGGGTTTATCCTCTTCCTTCTGTAGCTGCTGACTATTAACTACATAACCATCCTTTTCATCGGTTTGTTCTATAGTAATAATCCGTAGATCTTCATGTAAGGTCCATCCATCCTTCAGAAGCTTATTGATATCATCATTGAACTTCTTTAGATCCTTATCTCTATATTGAATGAGTTTGTATTCCATTGTTATATTAACTCCGAACTAGATCCAAACCATGACGGACAATCTCGTCAAACCCGCCATATGAGTTATAGAGGGAAACAATCTGATGGTTAATATCCGATGACCCTATCTCTTCTACACCCCATTCCTTTAACTCCAATGAGGCAGTCTTCCTAACCATCCTCTGGAACATATCCCCGAGGGTCTTATACTCTGTCATTACTTCTTCGAACGTCTTTCTTTCTTTATTTTTCATACTATTAGTATAAAGGAATTCAAAAGGAATTTCAAGCTTCTTCTTCGTGGTCGGAAGGAATACCTAGAACCATCTCACTATACTTCTCCTGAATTGTCTCCAAGATCTCATTAACTAACAGGAACTTTTCTCGATCCATTGATCTCTCCGAGTACTTGTATTCTAGGTCCTGGAGGTAATCAGCTATCCAACCGATGTATTCTTCGTTTTTATTTTTCATAACACCATTATGGTGGAAAAATTATGAATCGGCAATAAAAAAATCTCCGAACGCTGAATCTTCTGCATGAAGGACTACACAATCCGTAGAATGTATACGGAAAGAGCGTTCGGAGACATAAATAATTATGCATGAAGGACGATAATACTACACAAGAACTATCTCAAATTGAGAAAAGAAGATTAGCTAATCGTTTAAGCTATCAACGTAATAAAGAAAAGAGAAAAAGAGCAGCTCGTAATTACTACGAGAATAATAAAGAGAGATGTATATTAACTACACAACAATACTACACCAAAAATAAAGATACTATATTGCAACAACACAAGATACGTTATCAAGAAAATAAAGATGTACTGTCTATTAAATGTAAAAAATACTATCAAAAAAATAAAAATATTGTATTGCAGAAAAGTAAGAATTTATATCAAGAAAACAAAGATATAAAATCACAACAGAGCAGAGATTATTATCAAAGAAATAAAGAGCAGTGTATTGTTCGTGCTAAAGAATGGAGTACAAAGAATAGAGAAAAGATCAATACATGGTTTACTGATCGATACCATAATGATATACAATTCAAGCTATCTGTAAAGTGTAGATCTAGAATTAGAGGGGCTCTTAAAAGAGCGAACAATACACACTCAAAACGAATAGAGACATTACTTGGTTGTTCATTGAATGAGTTGAGAACACATCTTGAAAAACATTGGCTACCAGGAATGTCTTGGGATAATTACACGTCACACGGATGGCATATTGATCACATTAAACCTTGTGTTTCGTTTGATTTAACCGATAAGGAACAGCAAAAACAATGTTTTCACTACACAAATCTTCAACCGCTTTGGAGTAAAGATAATTGTTCAAAAGGATCGTTTTACAATGGGAAGAGATATTAAGAATTACAAGCTTCTTTTTTTGGCTTCTTCAATGTGAAAGTTAATCTTATCTTCTAAAGTACCACCGTACATCATTTGCTGCTTAATTATAGAACAAAGGATGCTAATAATACTACGCGGTTCTTTTCCTTGTACGGTTAAAATCTCTACAAGTTGTTCTAACTTAGGCTGTTCCTTCACCTAAGTACTTAATCATATTAAATAACTTTCATTCCAATTCCAGACATTGAATAATTACTTGCTAGGAAATCCAATTGAGTACTACTCATACGAGTCATGTCGCGAAGGGTTTTAATCTTTGTGAGTTTTTTAGCAGTAGATGCGTTTACCATCTCTGTCAGGTGTTTAATCTTCTCACCTCGATCGGAGCTCGCCCAGACTTTATCAACGTAAGTTTGTAGATTGATCATTTTGTAAAAAAATTAACTCCAAACCCTCTCCGAACTTGTAAGTCTTAGAGCCTCATTAGCACACTGAATCCAGGCATCAGCACTAATAAAACAACCTTTCATTTGCTTTTTAAGCAGCTCTTTTTCATTCCAAACTTCCGAAGCATAGGACTTAAGGGCATTCATAATTCGATCAGCACCGAAGAGTTTAATAGCTTGCTTCACTTTTGTGATATTAGTCTCCTTGCCTTCATAAGTAAACTCAATGTTATCTCTTCCTAGAGCTTCTATAATAAAAGCTTGGTTCAAGGGAGATGACCAAGTCATATACTCTAGGATTGCTTTCTTATTTACGTTGTTGTTTATTGCAGTTGCTTTATTTTTCATACTCTTATTATGGCTAGATTGAAAGGAAGTTACAAGCTTTATTTTGGAGGATCTTGACCTGGGGCTCCATAGGTGTTCCAGTTAGTATAATAGGGTTGGAAAGGAGCATCAAGATCTGCGTGATTTGATAGAAGATTATAGTCACGCATGAACATTAGATAGCCCCAGGATAGACAGAGAACAATCCAGAATGCTAGAATAAATCGCCAGACTTTCAGATAAAGTTTATCAACAAATCGACGAAGCTTTGTTAATCCTATCTCGATATCAACTGAGATAGGATACCAATACTTTCTCTTAAAGGTTGACATAGTTAGGAGGAAGAATCTCTTTGAGTTGGTTCATCAACGAGCGTGCTGTATTCATATCAACTACCTGAATGTAATTGCTGTTGTATCCCTTGAAAGAGATCTCAACAACTGTCTTGTTCTGTGGGTCATACTGATGGACTCCAGAGCGGACGTCGACAGCTTCGATAATTGCTCCATTGATTGGTTCTTTCTTATTCTTCATGCATACATTATGATGAAATCTGAAGGAAATTGCAATAAGAAAATCCCTAGGTGCATTGGTTTTACTATGAACACAAATACCTTTGCAGATTGTATGCAAAAGCGCACCTAGGGATATAAGTATATATACTATGAACACAAATAATACCACACAAGAACTCTCTAAAATTGAGAAAAGACGTTTAGCTAATCGTTTAAGCTATCAACGTAATAGAGAGAAGAGAAGTAAAGCTACACTTGATTATTATTACAAAAATCGTGATAAATGCCTAGCAGATACACGACAATACTATAGCGAAAATAAAGAGAAACACTTGACAACTGTACGATCATATCAGAAGAAAAATAAAAGTAAATGTATTGCTAATGCAAAAAAATGGTATAGCAATAACAAGGAAAAGGCACATACATGTGAGCGAATTAGATTTGAAAACAATCTTCAATATAAATTAGTAAAAACACAGAGATCGAGAGTTAGCACTGCATTAAAATCTCAAAAAGCAATTAAAAATCAAACAACTTTAACTCTTTTAGGTTGCACACTCAATGAGCTTAAAAAACATCTCGAATCATTATGGCTTCCAGGAATGTCCTGGGAAAATTACTCTCACAAAGGATGGCATGTCGATCATATCAAACCTTGTAATACTTTTGATTTAACCGATCCTGTACAACAAAAGGAATGCTTTCATTACTCTAATCTGCGCCCTCTTTGGGCTGTAGATAATTTATCGAGACCCATAGACGGTAGTGATATAAAAGAGAAACAGTTCAACTGATAAATGCCGCAATAAAAAAGGCGGGGTGTAGAATCTCTCTACACTCTACTGTTGAACTGCTATAAAATTAAAGGTTGTCGAGAAAATCTAACTTCTTCTTAAAGAAGTCAGCGAAGAAACCTTCGTTGTAAAGATAAGTTCGTAGATCGATCATATCATTCTCTGTAAAGGCTTTCTCATCTTCGGGGATAGCGATGAGTTCGTCATCTGGAGCGTGCCATACACACCATCCACGACCGTTGAATTTAATATAAAGTGCTATACCTTTTGTTTCCATATTAGTAATTGTTTAGTTCGATATCAAAGATGAGCTGACCTTTCTCAATACTCTCGTATGGAACATCTTCTTTGGCTTCGTGCCAGGTTGTAATCTTGAACACATCATTGGTGTGCATTGACATAAGTTTAACGGGATCGTTGTAGCATCCGATAAGATGAATCTTATCTATAAAGTCTTGGTATGTCATATTACTTTGTACGATTTATATAATAAATCAAAGCGATTGCTAATAATATATAAACAACAGTCATTTTAGCTATGATCGGTTTGCTTTAGAAGATAGCTATCGGCGTCAAATGCTCCAGCGGCATCCTTCAGCTCTCCATAGTTCTCCATTACAAAAATGTACTCTTCTTTAGTAAGGCCTGTAGAGAGACGAGCCTGGGAAGAGAACATATTATAGGCTCCGGACTTACGAACGATTTCGTAGCTCTTGTAGTTATTGATTTCTTTTGCAGTGAATTTATTTTTCATACTCTTATTATGGCACCAGGATTAGGAAACCACAAGCTTATTCTTTGACCAAGTCGAATAGAGTTCTACGATAGTTCGATCAATAAGATCGGAGTTAGGTCGAGCATAACCAAGCTTCTTTAATTGCGCCTTCACATACTTTATAGTTCTAGCTTGAAACGAAGCGTCTTTCGAGTAGAATTCTTTAATAATATCAAATGGAGTTTTATTCATCGATTGAAGTATAGGTTGGAGCATTAACTGTATGAATAGGCTTATAGTTTAGTTCATCTTGGATATCTTCAATGATACCCTCAAGAGCAATTACAGCGTCTCGCTCATCCATACCTTCGTAATAATGATCATCAATACAGATAATATCAGGTAGATCATTGTAATCAATATGAAGCTCTTTGAATACTTTAAGACGAAGAGCTCGCTTAAACTCACCACGAGTTACAAACGTTTTATCAAGAGGGTTCATATTACTTCGAAGGTGTCTTAAAGGCATCTGCTAGAGTGAATACTGAGATGATAGCAATTATAATTGCAGAGAAGAGAGACATAGGAGCTCCAGCGGACATTCTGCCCATTTCATAGACACAGAATAGGATGTTAAAGGCTGATACAACGGCGACGATTATAGATTGTGTTGACATAGGTAACGTTATGGGGTTGGGGTTGTTGATTTATTTTACTCTTTCAGTATATACAGAATAGTAGGGACCGGCAAGATTATTCTTTATCTTCTTCTTCTTTTTTTGCTTCTGGAGGAAGATCCATAGACTCAATTATCTCTTCAAGCTTATCGCAATAGTAATCAAAGTTAACAGCTATGATACTGAGTTCAAGATTTAACCAAGAGATGATTAAACTAAAGATTGTTGACTTTCCTTTACCAATCCATGAAATACAGATTGTTGGTAAGATATATAGATAACGTTCTTTGTTGTATCTAAGATCTAAAAGATCTACTAAACATACGTTAAACATGATCCAGCCTAAAAGGAAATCAAAGCCAATCATATTAGTATTTATTTCTTTATTACCCTCTTTACAAGCTTATTAGGATGCTTCTTTATATCCCACCAGATTGCTATAATAGGAACACCAATAACTAAAAAAGGAATAACAACAAAGAAGATCAAACAAAGAAGCATACAACTACTTTGATCTACAGGAGGTGAGGTAGTGATATGACCGTGATGAACAACAGGTTTATCATCACCACCTAGAACCGAAGACCAAAAGATATATTGCAGCATATTACCTAGGAATGATTACAGCTTCAGCATCAGGTTGTACGGTGTCAGATACTTTATGAAGTTCGTGTAATCCATAGTACCAAAACTCTTTACTATGTACATTCAATTTCATAGGAGATTGGAAAGGCTCTTGTGGGGTATCATAACCCCCTTCATATCCGCTACAATATACCTCTAAATTAGGATCAAATGCTTGTAATTTTTGTATTAATTCACTGACTGTCATGTGAATAGTGTATTATTGTTTTG